GAAAGTATACCCTCAAGTTTCAAGTTTCTTGGACATTTCTGCAGATATTTTTGTCAAGGTTCTGTAAAGGTGAGGGGCAGGGTGCTGGTTTCAACCACCCTCTAGGGGGTATATACTGTATCAAGTGCAATATGTGTATGTGTAGGTATAGGTATATCCGTCCCGATCGGCACAGTATATACCCCCTATTCTTTGGTTGAAACTTATCGGATCTTGCGGATTCTGAGACTCGAACTTGAACTGACGACGCAGGTGGAAGAGCCGGCCACGCGGTCCACCACCGCCCGCACGAAGGAATCTGCGAGCGCGGTCGCGCCGACCAGATTGACCGTTGCGTGGATCGGTGCGGAGCAGTTCGGCACGTCTGTCGGGTGGATTGAGCATCTCGACTCGGACTCAGCGGCATCGGACCAGGACGAGCCGTCCGTGCTGGTCTGCAGTCTCACACGCACGGGGTTCCACACGGAGGTGCCGGACGCGGTGAACGTGACCCGGCCGCAGAACTCGTAGTCGCCGGTCTCCAGGATCCTGACACGCGACGGGTTCGACCCGTCGTACTCAAAGACTTGCGACAGCGAGACGTCGATCATGCTCTGATCCCAGTCCACCGCGGCATCAGTTGTGAATGCCGAGCTCGCGGTCGTCTTGCGGAGCGAAACCTCAGCGGCGAGCGACTGTGCGAACCACCCGCCAGCAGTCCTCACCAGGTGGCACTGCTCATCGAGACACCGAACACAGTAGCCCTCAGGCGCGTTGAAGTACCTCCACTCTGACCCGTTCCACCACGCGACCTGCCCGTCGAGGCCGAACCACGCCCCGCTCGCGTCGGCGGCGACGATGAACGCGTCCCCAGCCGAGACCGACCCCGGAGGCGTGTCGTTCGTGCGGTTCTTGACGCGACCGGCGGCAATGACATCGAGCGCGGCCAGGTCCTCATTGACCTTGGTCACGTTGTCCGATCCCTGGGCGAAGACGAGGCCGAGGTTGAAGTTGGCGGTGAAGCTGCTCATGATCTGAACTCCAGTGTTGAATCGTACCCGACCCCGACGACGGTGCTGCGCTGACGGACGGTGATGGTGAGAGCGTCTTCAGACTCCGTGCTGTCGGCGACTCGATCCGCGTAACCGTACACGTACGACGGCGTCGTCACGACCTCCGACCTCACAGGTGCTGCGAGCGCACCGCCGAGCCTCACCTCCAGGAGGTACTCCACCGGGTTTTCGTCCTGCGACGTGGGGCCAGGTGAGAAGATCGACGCCGACTTCTTGCCGCGTCTTGACCAGGTGATCCTGACATCGGCCTGGTGCCCGTCAGCGACGTGGAGGCCCGACTCATCCCCCAGGGATGCAGTCGCGCTGTACAACTCCAAGGTGCTTGCATCAGGGATTGCCACGACCAAGAAGGACGAGTTCCGCGTCGGGTCTGACGACCCGCCGATCGTCACGTACTGACCCACCGCGGCGAACGGGAACCCGCCCGACCTCGTGATGGTCTGGGTCGAGGACGAGCTCGAGACGAGCGCGAGGTCCGTCCTCCTGTCCGGCCCGAGCTCGGCCCGCAGGTGGGTGGGTGCCAGGGGTGTTCTCGTGACTCCTCTGCACTCGACCCTAACCGCGGCGGCCCGGTCGATGAGCCCGCCCGAGGACACGAGCTTGTAGTACGCTGAGGAATTCAGGAGGGCCGAGTCGTCGACGAACCGCAGGGCCGTCGACGGCACGACAAAGCTCACCGGGGACTCCAGCGGTGTCGTGCCCTTCAGCCCGCGCAGCAGGTTCGTGATCAAGTAAGAGTCCGGGTCGTCGCCGGGTGAGACCGTCCTGTAGCCGATGAGTTCGACGGAACCATCCGCCGCGACGAGTACCGCCCTGTTCGCGCCGTCGAGGCATTCCTGCTCAGTGCAGCCTTCGAGGTCCCCCTCGATCATGCCGACGACGAGCTCGGACTCGGTGTCCCAGTACACGGGATCGACGTCACCACTCCCCCTGGGGGGAGAGAGCACCCGGCCGAACTTGGTCTCCGCGGTCAGCGTCTCGACCTGTGAGTACGTTCCGGCGAACGTCGACGACGAGAACGCACCGGCCCCGCGGAACGTCGCGTCCGGATCGACCGCGCACGCTCCACAGTAGAGGCCCGTGGCATCGGCCAGCGCGTCCGTGAGCGCCGGGCCGTCGAAGACGATCGGCACGAGGTCCGGCGGCCTCGACGGGTTCGGCGGCTGCAGGATGGTCGAGTCGTCGTCACCAGACTGCGAGTACGCGTCTCGGAGCGTGGTCACACCCTTGATCTCGAGCAGGTAGTTGGCCCCGCGGGTGATCTCGAGGACGAACACCTCGAGGTCGTCCCCGATCGAGAGCACGTCGCCCTCGGTCACGTGAATGTATGACGGCGGCAGGCTCAAGCGCACGAGTTGGCGCTCGGCTTCGGAGGTCCACAGCACGCGCTTGGCCACGGCCTTGGCGTCGTCTGGCGACATCGTCAGCGGCAGATCCATGGAGACGACATTGTCGCTCCTGAACTTGGTCCGGCGGGCCCGCTCGAGGCCCTGCTGCATGTCGTCCTCCTCGTTGACGAACCTGACTGAGACCTCCCGCGGGAGGGCCCAGTCGTTCGAGTCACTCAGCTCGTACGGCCTGGTCTCCGGCGGCTCGCCGGACTCCCGCGCCGCGAGGTCACCTGACAGCACCGTGACGACATCCTCGCCCCCGCGACTCACGAACTTGATCTGCCCGTCTGCCTCGACCACCGCCACCGCATAGGCCTGCATGATCGCCGAGATGGGGTCCGCGGCCGACTGCGGCCCAGAGACGGTCATGCCGCTGAAGCACGGGCTCACCCGGGTAGCGTCATACTCGTCCTCCTCGAGCCGGTTACGCGCCGCAATGAGCTCGATCGCCCCGCCAGCGCTGAGGTTCTCGCTCTGGGAGACGGAGAAGGTCATGTTCGGGACGCGGTTGCCGAAGTCGTCGAGGGCGAGTTTTTTGATGACCGCGTAGCACGTGTTCCTGTAGCTGGGCACCTCACCCGCGCCGAGTCTCGCTTCCAGGAGGGGGTCCGGCGTCGTCTGGTCACCGCGGTAGATCGTGATTGACTCACACTTGAAGTTCTGACCGTTCGAGTAGAGGATCTTCGAGTCACCCCAGATCTTCTTGACCTTGAACACCCGGCCGTCCGGCAGGTGCCGCGTGTCGCAGACCGCCACGGCGATGTCGACGAAGTATTTGTAGAGGGTCGCGCTCCCGCCCTTCTTGCCGCCGTCAATCTGGTCCTCCTCCTCGATCAGGTCGCTGACGTAGATGACCGTGCCCGCGGGCCTGTTCTTCGGACCCAGGATCCACTTCGCCTCGCTGCCCTCGCTGGCCAGCTGGACGGACTTGTCATCGACCCGCGGGCCGACCATGGGGGACTTGGGAAACAGCGTCGGGAATAGGAGCGCGTTGTCGATGATGCCGCCGATCGCGGCTCCGATGGCGCCGCCGACGGGTCCTGCGATCGCGTTGCCGGCGATCGATAGCGCTAAGGTTGCCATGGTTCTGCTCCTCTGAACCGCATCGCGACGGACGCGGACGACTCCCACTGTGCGGACATCGACTGCTCGACGACCTTCCTGACGTGGTGGTAGACGTGTATGAGCCGGCGGTCCTCCGCCAGGAACGCACAGTGCCCCTCGTACCTCCTGGGGTAGACTCTGAACAGGAGCACGTCGCCCGGCTCGGCCTTCTCGACCTCCACCTCGTCGAACGACGTAGCCATGACTGCCCGGAGTGAGCCCGAGCCGTCGAGCCTGTACTCTTTCAGGTCGTTGAACGGATAGCCGAGTCTCGCCGCAACGACCGCGACAACGCCGGCGCAGTCGACCCCGTCCGGACCGCGACCCATCCGCCGCCACCCGGTGCCGACCAGCGACCTCGCCTCCCTGAGTATGTCCCGCCTGTCGATCATCACGGTCCCTTCACATCCGGCGTGTTGAGCGCCTTGTCATTGCCTGGGATCGTCGGGTAGCCGCCGAATCTGAGCAAGTTGTTGAACTTGACCTTGCAGGTCTCTGCGGACCTGTCGCACCCGGGGTACACGTCGAACTGGTCACCAGGCGACACCTGGAACGGCGCGTTCACCTGGAGCTCAACCAGGCCGGTGGCGTTCAAGTAGCTCTTCACGTCCATCGACAAGCCGACGTTCGATCCGGAGGTGAACGTGAGCTGCCCGGAGTTGAAGTAGTCGTCGCTCTCGGTCAGGTCGGTCTGGAACACTCGCCGGCCGGTGACCACGGCCGACACCGTCCCAGACACCGTTATTGCACCGAGGTCCACGCCGCAGTCCGCATCGCCGAGGTCGTATCGGCAGTCCCTCGTGTACGTCGATCCCACCTTGGGCCTGAGCCGGATCTTCTGACCGAGGAGCTTGGCGGTCCACTTCTCACCGTCAAACGTGGCCTCCTCGACGTAGTACACGTTGACGCTGAACTTGCCGGCAAACGGAAACCTCCAGTCGACCACGAACTCCGTGACCTTGGCGTTCCGATATCGGCCCGCCCTGAGGTCCTCCTCCGTGATGAAGTCTCCCGAAACTGCCCCCCGGATGTCGGCGTTCTGCGGGTCGATGCCCTCGATGCGCTGCCTCGCGCTGACCGTGCCGGTGCCGCCAGGGACGTACGAGTCGCCGTCCACCTCGACCTCGTTGTCGTGGTCGGTGAAGGTATGCTCGACGCCGTCCTCGCGCTGGATCTTCCAGCAGCTAGCGAAGCAGTGCTTGCCGCCGATCATGAGGGACGTCAGTCCTGGGGTGTGAGTCTGCACGGTCGCTCCTCCGGGTCATTCCTTGGCCGCGTCGATGATGACCGACTGCTTGTTCGTGTTGTCCCAAAGAGGCTGCTTGAGCGGGCACTTCTCGCTCGCGTCGCGCCACTTGCTCTTGAGCCACTTCGAGTGGCAGTTGCACGCGTCGCATGCCTCCTGGGCGGGACCGCGGCCGCGGGCGAGGGTGCGGAACTTCCCGCACTGGTTGCTCCTGCATACCGCCGCGTTCTGCTCCGCAACTACGTCTGGCACCACGCGGAGGTTGAGGCCGGTGAGCCCGCGGCTGATGATTGCCGCGGTTGCGTCGGCGACCTTCTCCTTCGCGGTCCTGATGGCCAGCGCCAGGGAGCGGTATTGTGACTGGGTGAGCCTCGACGGGTCGAGGCCCCGCTCCTTCGCGGCGGCGATGATCGCGAGCTGGTGGTCCGTGTTCCTGTCCATCGTCCGGTCTCCTCGTTGAGTTCAGAAGCACGCCAGCGTCACGTAGTACCAGTTCTGTATGCCGAGGCACATCTTCGGCACGTTGGCTGGGTCCGACAGGTTTGACGTGCACCTGAAGGGTATGTAGAGCCCGAGGTCCTTGAACGGACCAGGGCAGTCTCCGCAGTACCAGTCGTTTGGTGGGCACCACTTGCCACGGCACTTGCACTTCGGCAGCGGTCCGCCCCACCAAGTCGGATTGTCGCCGTCGGTCCCGTAGTCGGTGCTTCCTGGGGAAGACCCGCCCACGCACGCCGCCGGCTTGATGTCTCGGTCCGGCAGCCCGCCCCCGGCGTTTCCGTCCCAGAGCGCCGACGTCTTGATGATCGCCGTGTCCGAACAATTCTTGCAGTCGCACTTGGCCGGCGCGCAGCACTCGCCGCACTCCGGATCGGTGTCGGTTACCTGGCAGGCGCGGGACATGTGGATGGCGTGGTGCTCGCAGGGGAACTCAGCTCCAACGGTGAGTTTGCCAAGCACTCCGCTGAGAGCGCTCATGTACCTGACGGCGTTGCCGTCGACGATCTCAAAAGATGAGAACGACGCGCCGGACGGCCCCCCGATGAACGGCGGGCCGGACGAGAACGATGTTTCGTCGTCGTACGCGACAAGATCCACGTTCAGGGCAGAACACGTCAAGCGGTGCTCCGATCCCCAAAGCTTCAGTTCCCAGCTGTTCGGATACGCGTAGTTCGATATCGACAGCGTCTTGAGGACGGTCCGAACGCCGGCGATCCACTTGACGATGTTCAGGGTGGCATTCGATCCGACTCCCGGAACGACCTCCGCGGCCACGCACGTCGCGTTGCCCGAGAGCACCGAGATCCTGCCGCCCAGGACGTGCTTGCCGGCGGCGTCGATCTCGGCCTTGATGGTGTAGTCGCCGTTCGACAGGTCGCAGGTCACGCCCGAGCACGCCGCACCCGGCCCCGCGTCCGCGCTTATCGGGGCCGGTTCGTACACGAATGCACTCTCCGGGGCGGAGGTGCCGGACCCGGACCCGGTGACGGTCAGCGTGGCCCGACTCATCGTACCGATCTCGTCGTTGAAGTCGGTAGCCGCCGGTGAGTGGACGACGTTGAAGTAGACCGCGTCCGGGTGGGCGATGAACTTTGCCCAGGAGATGGTCCTGCCGGTCGCGTTGTTGCCGGCCTGGGACGCGTTGTAGTTGTAGTCCTCGACGGCGAGACCGTGCTGAGCCGTGAAAGATCCGCGGACAGTACACTCGCCGTCAAGAAGTTCGCAACTTGATGCGTCTTGCTGAGGTCCGTATTTGATGCAGGTGTTCTTGCATCGGTCCGATGCGACGATCACCACGGCGCTCTCGTCCGCGAAGGTCGAAGACGACATCGTGATGCAGCAGTCCGCGATGCCGGACGCGTCGGTCGAGTTGCCGTTGTTGAAGCACTTGTGACCCCCGCCGACGTCCTCCATGGGCTCGCCGGGGTGCCCGATGCACTCCTCGTACTTGTATTCGTTCCACACTCGCCGGCCGGAACCGTCCGCGGCGGGCACACCCCACTCATCGTCGATGCAGAGCTTGACTGAGCCGGACGACCCTCCCTCGACGTCGAGCGTCCCACAGGCCTCGTCCCAACCGGGCTTGGTCGGCTGCAGGTACGTAGCACCGGTGGCCCCGCCGTTCTCCCACACGAGGAACTCGGTGGGCTTCGACCTGGGCTCGAAGTCGCCGCCGAAGGTGTACGCCGCGCCCGACTTGACGCCGCCCTCGAACCAGCCGAACGCGACCACGCCGTATGGGTCAGAGGCCGGTGACTGCGGCGCCTCCTGGGAGGCGGTGCAGGTCGTCGGGTCGGCAAAGGGTGATTGGGCCCGGCGGCGATAGTTGAATTCGCGGTTCTTCTGCGGCCTGCTGCCGACCGTCCGGCGGTCGTCGATCGGCACGTACTGCCCCTCGAACGGCGCGTGGTACGAGGTGGGCAGGTGGGCGCAGCACACCATCTGCGGGTGGAACCACCTCTTGCGCTCCGGGTTGGCGCCGCCGACGCCCACCCCGTCCGCGAGGTCGCTGACGATCGGGTCCTTCCTGGTGAAGGTGACCGGACCGCTCGCTCCTGTGGGCGTGTACGTTGACCCGTCGACCCAAGACGGGTCCACCTGGTCGCAGAAGACGAACAGGCTGAACACGGTGCCCCAGACGCCGTAGTCACGCCGCATCTTCGAGCCCGGGTCAGATTCCGGGTCGGCCCCAGCCTCCGCGCCTAGGAGGCAGTGCTCGGCGACGAACGCGATCTCGACTTCCCGCTCGACACCGTCCTCGGTCTCGTACTGGATCTTCTTCGTCCACCGGTGCCTGTTCACGGGCATCGGGGTTCCCACCAGGCCCGTGCCGTGGGACCACCCAGATGCGGCCGGGGAGGTCGTCGACCAGTATCTCACGTGGAGGGGATGCCTGGTGGTCGTCCCGGGGGCGTCCAGGGACGGGTCCACGTATTTCAGGGCGTGCGGCTTGCCGGAATTGTGGATTGCCTCCCAGAACTCGTCTGGGAGGGTGTTTCCGGCGTTCGGGTGAAGGGGATCGGGCTCCAGGGAGTCTCGGTCCAGGGTCACGATCACCACGCTCGGCATGACGACGTCGGCGGCCCTCACGACCTCCCTGGCCGCGTTCTTGGCGAACGCTACCACATCTTGGGCCATCGGGACAATGCACTTGAGCCGGCCGCCCTCCCCGTCGAGGGGCTCGTTGCCCTCGAACTCGGCCAGTTCGCACTCCGACCCCCTGAAGCAGTTGGGGTTGAACGTGAGCGGCGACTGGCGGCTCGCAACGGCCGGCCTCGATCCGTGACCGGCGGCTCGCGCGGTCCCGATCGTCTTCGCCCTGACGAGGTAGAAGCCGGACGACCTGAGACCGATGACGGCGACCCCACCGGCCCCGAGAGAATGGATCGTCGCGCCGGCGTGGTCCTTGACGGTCACAGCGCCCGCTGAGTGCCGGCAGACGTAGAACCACGGGCCGCCCCTCTGGTTGGACCTGATCTTCGCCGGGTCCGGCATCGACACGTCGATCGCCGACCCGTTGTAGCACGAGACCACCCGCGGGCTGTTGACCGTGAGTGCGGTCGTCGCGGTGACCGCGACCGCCCCACCGTTGAACCTCTCCCAGGCGGTGCTCATGCGGCGTACCACACCTTCGTCCCGCCGGACGTCACGGAGAGGATGACTTCGACGCCGGCGCCCGACGCGAGGGTTGCAAGGGTCGCGCCGGCGTGATCCTTGAGGGTGAACGACTGGGCCCCGCCGTTGGTGATATAGAAGATCGGGCCGCCGGTGGGTATAGCTGTGGGGTCGGGCAGGGATACGGACAAGCCGGCCGTGGACGTCGACATGATCCAGCTGCGTGCGGAGGTCGATATCGCGACGTTCACCCCGAACGTCCTCTCCTCGGCTCCGCCGTAGAAGTACTCGCCGACGTTGCTCGAGTTGGTGTCGACGATCTCGACGATCGCGATGGAGTCGATCGATCCGTCGCCGTAGGAGTTGAGCCTGGTCAGCAGGTCGTCCTCGACGAACCTGACCGGCACGTCGAACTCGAACGATGCCTCGACCGCGTGTCCCGACGCGGGCGCCGACGAACAGGTGACCACGCCTGTGGACGTGTCCACCGTGAACTGAGTGCCGGCCGTGAGCTCGACACCGTTGACCCAGACCCTCGTCGAGTCGAGGACGGGCTTCGTGATCCGGCGTGAATACGAGGTCGGTCCGCTGGAGTAGACCTTGACGAGCTGGAACGCGGTGGTCGTTCCGTCACCGGTCCCCAGGAGCTGGTCCCGGACGCCGGGCGCGGAGGAGTGGCCGCCGTCCGCTGAATTGCTGTGGTATTCGCTCCAGTCCTTGTACCTGAATCCGTTCGCCGGCCCCTTGCGCGCGATATAGAAGTCGCGCACCGCGGTCGTCTGACTCGGCTTCTTGATGCCGTACGCCGCGTTGAAGACATACCTCGGGTCGTTCCTGCGCGAGACGCGCTCCTCGACACCGGAGTCCGTCTCGATGACCGACGTGTTGAACGTCGGACCGCCGAAGGAACCATACGAGACGTCCGTCGGAAACCTGACGTCATGAAAGCTCATCTGTACCTCCTGCCCACGGCCGCCAGGTCCCTGGCCATCTGCCGCTGCGAGCGCCTGAATGATCCTGGGTCGACCGCGTTGACCGACATGTTGACGTAGAAGTCTCCGCCGCCGCGCCTGTGATCGCCGCCCTCCTGGGAGGGGAAGGCCACGTGGTTGGGCACGACGTAGCCGCCGCGCATGCCGAGGCGCAGGATCTCGGGGCCGTCTTCGCCGACGATGTAGTTGCCGCCAGGCTCGACCCCGCCGCCACTCGCGCGGCGTCCGGGGAACCATGACCCGCCGCCACCACCTGATCCTGAGAGGCTGAACAGCGAGCCGAAGATGCTGGAGAAGAATCCCGCGACCTGCTGGGTCACGAGCTGGTTGAAGACGAGGCGGGCGATGTTTTTGACGCCGTCCTCGATCACTTGCTCCATGTTCTCGAAGTCGAAGACGATGTCCTCGAACACGGAGCCGAATGCGTCACCGAGGTCATCTGCTACCTGCTGGAGCCGGTCGATCGCGCCCTTCCTCTCGAGCAGCGCGATGAACTCCTCGGTGGCGGCCGTCGCCTTCTCGGTGTCGCCCGCGTACGCCCGCATGGCTGCGGCCATGTAGTCCGTGATCTCGGACGAGTTTTCGCGGACGACCCGGCTGCGACCGAACAGAGAGATCTGACGTTGTACCTCGTCGCTCATCTCGCGCATCTCGAACGCGGCCTTCGACTTCTGAATCTCGCCGAGGAGATCCATGTACTCTCTGATCTTGGCGTTCGCTGTCGCTTGGTCCGCTGCGTATCCGCGCATGGCAAGCGAGGTGACCTTCACGAGAGCCTCCGCGCGCTCTCGCTCGTCGTTCGTCTTGCCTATGAGTGCTGCCTCGAACCTGAGGGCGCTCAGCATCTCGTCGAGGCTTTCGCGGTACTTGAGGGTCTCGTCCTTGACGTCCTTCGTCTTCTCCTTCGCCTTCTCAAGCCGGCCGATCAGTCCATCGAGTGCCTTCTTGGTGTCGGTCTGATCGGGCGCCTTGGGTGACACCGCGTCCTCGATCTTCTTGCCCGCTTCCTGGGCGAGCTCGACGGCCCTGCCGACGTTCTCCTCGAACGACGCGAAGCTCTTGGCCGACCCCTCGCCGAACCGCTCGAACCACGACTTGCCGGTCTTGCGGTCGAGCCCGTTGAACTCGGTCTCGATGTTCTTGAGGGTCGCCTCGAGGATGCGCTGGTTCTGGGCGACCTCGTCGATCACGCCCCTCGCCAGCTCGCCGCGCTCCTTCACGAAGTCGGTATTCTTCAGGGAATTGCGTAGCTCCACGGCGGCACCGCGCATCGCCGCGGCGGCGACCTGGCCGACCTTTGGGATCTTCTCGACGCCGTCGGACGCGTACGTCAGGAAGTCCGCCATGCCGGACTTGAGGAAGTTGAACGTCTTCTCCCAGGCCTCGCGGACCCCGATGCCGACGAGGCTGAACATGCTGCGCACGCCGAGCCACGCGTTCATCATGTACTTGACGACCACCGCAGCGGTCTGCTGGACGATCTTGAACTCGTCGTAGAAGTAGCCGCCGAGGTCGAACGCGATGATGCCGGAGATGAGGCCGGCTACCGCGACCAGGGCCGACGACAGGACGACCCCAAGCGCCGCGCTGGCCGCGAGGACGTTCGCGATCAGCGCAGCGAACCACGCGACGATCGGGGCGGCCGCCAGGAGTAGCACCCCCGCGGTGATCGCGCCGAGGACCTCGACCAGGATCCTGCCGCGGTCGGTCAATTGAGTGACCGCGCCGTCCGTGACATACAGGGTTGACAGGAAGTCGTTGACCTCCTTCGTCGCCGTCCCCGCGGCCGGTGCCAGGTCCCGGCCGATCGCCACGGCGAGGTTGGTGATCGAGATCCAGAAGCGCTCGGCCTGCTTGGTCGCCGAGTCGAACACGTTGTCCGACTCGCCGATGAGGTCCTTGAGGTTCGCCGCGTCGTCTTTGGCAATCCTCAGCATCTCGTCGAGCTGGTCGACACCGTTGACGAGCGCCAGCACGGCACGACCAGTCTTGCCGTCGATCTCGAGACCCATCTCCTTGAGGACCTCCTTGACGTCTCCGCCGGAGTCCTTGACCTGCTTTAGCCCTTGGAGGAGGCCCTTGAACGCATCGATATTCTTGCCGCCGAACGCCTTGACGAACTGCTCGTCCATGACGCCGAACAACTTGCCCACGACGATCGCCGCGGACCCGGACTCAATGCCGAATCGGTTCAGTGCGGCCGCGATCGCGAGCGCCTCCTCGGAGCCCATGCCGAACCGCTCGGTGAGCTGCGAGATCGCCGTGCCGAGCCCGAGGAGCTCGAAGCCGGCGGCACCGCTCGCGTCGGACAGGGCGTTGATCGCGCCGCCGATGCGCTCGAAGTTCCTGACGTCCACGGGTTCGTTTGACGCACGGAGTAACCGCGCGATAGACTTCGCGCCGGCGGCCCCGCGAACGTCGGTGACCGCGCCCACGCGCTCCATGGCCTCGGCAAACTCGACGAGGTTCGCGTTGCCGCGGATGCCGAGCTGAGACGCGGCCGCCACGAGGTCGGCGATAGACTTGGTCGTCGCGGGTATCCGCGAGGAGAGGCCCAAGATCCTGTCCTCGAGGTCCCTCATCTCCTCGCCAGTCTTGCCGGTGGTGTTCGCCACCTCGATCATGGCGTCCTGGAAGTCGGTGATCGCCTTGTACGCGAACGCCGTCGCCACGCCCAGGGAGAGGCCGGCGAAGAGCGACTGGAGGGCCTGTGAAACGGTCGAGGCAGAGCCACCGACGTCATCGAGCTTGTCCTGGAACCCGCCGAGGGCGCCCGCGGTCTTCCGCGTGGCGTCCTGGACGCGATCCATGGACTTCTCGACGGTGTCGGCGCCCTGCTTCGCCTTGGTCGAGTCGACGGCGATCTGGATGACTGCGCTCAGCGGCGTGCTCATGTCGTCGTCACCTCTTCCTGGGGGCGGCTCGCGCCGCTTCGACCTTCGCCTTGTACTCCGCGTCGGCCCACTTGAGCCAGTCGGAGTCCAGACCCGTTATCATCTTCACGTATTCCGACACGTCCTCCTGATCCGAGATTCCGGCGAGGCCGAGCCACGCGGAGATCTCGGACATGGGAATCCTGCATGGCCCGCACCCGTAGTCGGGCCTCACCTGGTTGAGGCTGCAGAACGCCGCCCAGAAGACGGCCTCGTCTTCGTCGAGTTCGGGGCGGTCGTCCAGCGGGGTCTGCTGGCCCTCGTCCCTCATCGACTCGTACATGAGGACCATCTCCAGGCTGCCGTGCCTCAGCTGCCAGTCGAGGCGGGCCCGGAGTTTCCCAGCGACTCCTCCTCGAGGTCGTGTTTGAACTTCTCGCCGTTGTTCGACGTCTTCAGGACCCAGTTGTAGAAGTCGTCCATGGCCCGGTCGCTGAGCAGCTCGACGGCCTTGGTCACGGAATACGGGATCTGGTTGCCGTCGTCGTCCTCGAGGCCCTCCCAGTCGAGCAGCACGAACTCGGCGACGGCCGGCGCGATCGCCAGCTTGGACTCCTTGTCGGTGAGCTCGCCGGCCGCTGCTCGCTTGATCTTCGCGTTCTTGCGGAGCCGCTTCGAGTGCTGCTCGAAGTTCTGGTTTCCCGACCGCGCGATGCGGCAGCGGAAGTCGGTCCCGGGATACGTGTCCCAGATGCCCTCGACTTCCTTCTTGAGGTCCGTCTTGATCTCTTTCAGTCTGGTAGCCATGTCGCATTGCCTCCTTGAAACAGGCGCGATACATGCCTCTCGCCCCGGGCCGGACGCCGCCGGGGCTCGGCGTTCCGGTTCAGACGAACCGGGCGATGCGGATGGTCGCGTCCTCCGTCGGATGGCGGTACGCGGTGAACTGAAGGTCGGCCAGGATGTCCTGGTTGAGGCCGCCGGCGACGCGCTGGCCGCTGGTGATCTTCAGGCGCGGCAGGTCGATGACCCAGGCCCCGGTGGTGCCGGTCCTCTGGACGACGATCGCCGCGCTCGTGGCCGTGAAGTTGAGGTACCGGTCGAACAACGCCTTCGTGCGGAAGTACATCTGGATATTGCCGGTCACCGCGACCGAGCCAGCGCCCATTTCGACGGCCCCCAGGCTCCCGGCCTCGGTGAGGGCGCGGATGTTGTTCTGGAGGTTGATGCTCAGGCTGGTGAAGGCGGTGCTGTTGGCACCGGCAGCGTAGTTCTCCATGAAGCCGACGATGTCGTCGACGCCGTTCATGACTTCGGAGGTCGTCGATGCGTTCGTGGACGACGCGAGAGTCGCCGTACCGGACGCCTCGCGGGTGCCCATGAAGCCGAAAGACCCCGTGGCGATCGCCCCGCGGGCGATGGTCAGGGCCATGGTGTCGATGGTCGCGCCGCGGATGTACGCGAACTCGTTGGTGAGGTCGGTGAATCGCTTCTCAATGGTGTACGACTGTTGGGTGACGCCGTTGACGATCTGCGGGGCCATGAAGATCGTCCTACTTGCGGACGTCTCCGTGGTCAGCGCGAGCTTGCCGGCGACGGTGATCTTGTTGTTCGTCTTGGTGATGATCTTGAAGTAGCCGTTGTTCGAGGGATTCGTGAATCCGGTGGTGCGAATCCACTGACCGGCGACGAGCCCCGTGAACAGGCCTGAGCTGTTGAACGAGTTATCTGCGGAATCGGCGTCGATTGAGCCAGTGACGGTCACGGCCGAACTCCAGCCCGCTGACATCAGTGACGACTTGAACATTGAGTCGAGCATGTTCGACGGTGAGTCCGGCGTCGACCCCTGGGGGGCGGACAGCTCGAATCCGATGTCGCCCGCGGCCGACGCGTCCGTGCGAATGACGTCCGGCGTCTGGCGGTCGGATCGGATCTCCTGGGAGGAGGTCGACTGGGTCTCCTGGCGGAGAGATTCGCTGGTGAAGCGCATGAAGCTCATCGTCGGGGTCGACGGCGTGGTGCCGAAGACGGTCTCGGGGACGTAGAGCAGTGCGACTCTGTTGCTGTCGGGCATCGGGTGACTCCTTATGCGATCCGGTCAAAGAGGTAAGGGCAAGAGACGTTGAGCTGCCAGAACTTTCCGGCGCGACCCACGCGGATCGCTGACGCCGGCCTGAGCACGAGGCTCCCGCTGGTCGAATGGTCCCTCAGCTGGTCTGTGATCGCGTCGGCGATCTTGACTGCGACGTCGTCGCCGTCGCCGTGGAGGGTGAACACGGAGAACACGAACAGGCCGGTGTATCGGTATCTGTTCGTCGAACTCCCGGCGTCGGCCTGCTCGTGAGAGCCGGGCAGCGACGTCAGGCGGACGTGTGGCTTGTCTTCGGGCGGCGCCTTGTCTTGGTTGTCGAGATAGAACTCAACCCCGGACGCAACCGCGGCAACGGCCGGCTTCACATGCGACTGCACGATCGCTCTGAACGTCTGGTTGATGATCGTCAGGCTCATTGCAGCTCCCTCAGCACGTCGGCGAGCGTGAGGGCCAGCATGCCGGCCGGCGCCTGGAACGAATAGCCGCCCTTGACGAAGGTGGCTCCGGGATCGCCAAGCGCCGCCTGAGCGCGCTTGCGATGGATTTCGTCGCGCCTGGCCGCTCTGAGGCGTCGGGCGTCGCCATCGTCCGCGGGATTTCGCGGGAGGTAGCCACCCTGATCGAGGACGCCGATGTATGAGACGTTGTTGTTGATATACGAGACCGTGAACGGCTTGATGCCGGAGATCTTTGCGGAGCCGACCGTGACGGTGCGGCCGGCCGCGTCCCCGACGTTGCCGACCTCGGGCTGGGTCTGGGTGACCGCCGGCGTACCGATTGAGACCTGCCAGCCGCCACGGGCGCGCCCGCTGTCTACGGGCGTGCGCTTGACGACGCCTCCGAGGACGTCGAACATGATCTTGCGGTGGAGCTTAGACACCATGTCTGGCGCCAGGTCGCGTCCGATCTCGCGGAGCCTCGAGTTCACGGCGTTGAGGTTGGGGATCGGGTTAGACATCCTTGAGCCTCATCTCGTAGGCGGCGACGGTCGTTCCGGCCGAGTGCGTGACGACCTCCTCGATCTTCCAGATTTTGTCGTCGGCGAACAGATAGCATCGCGTATCGGGCACGATCGGGGCGCCCTCACCAGCCATGTAGCACCTGGATGTCGCCGTCGAGTCCTCATCTCCCAGGAATCGCCGCAGCTCGACGACCGGCGAGATGGCGACGTCGACCACCTGCTCGGGCGCCTCTGACCTCGAGTTGGTCACGAAGTCGTACGTCAACGAGTAGCGCTTGATGACGGCCGGGCGTGGGAACTTCCTTGAGATCACCCTTAGCGCCGCCGCGTTGATCTTCCTCTCGATCGCGTTCATCGGTCACCCCCTGTAGATCCTGTCCGTCGAGACCGTGAGGCCTGAGAGGACGCGGGACACCTTTGGGATGGAGACCTCCGTCGACTTGGCGCCGGAGAACGACTGGGAGAAGCTGAGCGGGCCGACCGACGCGGACTCTGACTGGACCGCGCCGGAGTCGTCGGGAGACACTGACGGGGACAGGTCGCCGCGGACGAGCAGCTCGAGCGCCGCCTCGCAGCACGCGTCCTTGACGGCTTGAGGCACGATGTCGTCGTCGAGCCACCTGCCGTCGGGGTCCTCGACGCCGAGGCGGGGCCAGTCGAGGGCCTGGTCCTCGTTCGTCCTCGAGCCGAGCCACCGCTGCCCGTACTTGTCGTCGAGGTACCTCGTCGCCCTGACCAGGGCAGTCTCGAACTCGTCAGAAACGAGCTCGATGTTACCGGTGACAGTCACGTTTGGATTTGTGACACTTTCTTCAAGGTCGATTGAGGTCGGGCCTGGCTCCCTGGCGGTGAACGTCACGGAGGCGAACTGACCGCTCGAGTCGGACGACGCCTCGACATCCTCGTTGAATGCGGTGTTCGCGTGGTACGCGACGCCCGGAGCGCCCGAGTAGTTGATCGCCGCGGCGGTGTTTGACGCGGTCTCGGCGGTCGAGCCGCCGATCAGGACGTCGTTGGCCGTGGTCAGCGAGGACACGAACCTGTAGGTCTGGGCGCCGACCTTGATCGTGTCGTTGACCGACGGCTGGGCCCTGAGGGTGAGTGAGCCGGTCGCCCGCTCGGTCCTCGCCCAGGAGACGTTGCCGAACTTTGCATGGTACGCGGTGGCGTCCGCGACCGAGACGTACGAGTCGGAGTTCGGGAGGCCTTCGCCGGTTTCTACAGTGATGGACATCCCGAACTCCTCTCGCCGTCTTTGCCTGGTGGAACTTGAACCGAGATCAGCTTCCGGTCGGCCGGAACTTGGACTTGTCGAGGGCCTCGCAGAGCTGGGCCTTGTTCATCTGGTCGGCGCCGTCGATCTTCGCCTGGGCGGCGAACTGCTTCAGCTCGGGGACGGTGTGCCGCATGAAGTTGTACGGCTCGGGGTCCTGGTCCTTCTTGCCGCCGCTGCCGTCGCCGTCGGTCTTGCCTTCGCCCTCCGTCTCGGGGGCGACGGCTCCCTCGTCGACGAGCTTGAAGCCGCGGGAGACGTACGAGCCGACCTCGGACTCGGTGACCATGATCTTGCCGGACGGGCCGATCATCTCGATGTCGGGGCCGTCGAGCGAGTGGGTGCCGTTCGCGATCAGCTCGCGCGCGTCCACGCTGAACCGGTTCTCCCACGTCTTGAGCTCGCGGTTGTAGATTCGGCACATGCCGTTAGGCTGCATGCCGCTCTTGATCCTGGCGTCTGATACCGTTCCCATGTTCCGTCACTCCTTGTACTCGTGCTCCCAAACGGCACGGACGCCGGCCACCTCCTGGGAGGGGATCGGCGCCCGCGCCGTTGACGTCGCGTGTGGGCGCGACCGACGCGGGCGTTTGGAAGGATCAGGCGGCTTTGCCCAGACGAGCGATGTAGTTGATGGACGGCGTGGTGCCGCCCAGGGTGTGGCCGACACGGGCGTACCGGTAGTAAGTGCGCTGCTGCCAGTTGGAGAAGGGCAGGATGAAGCGGCCGGTGGACCCGCGGGTGATCGGGATCTGGGCCGCGACAATGTTGCCGGACGCGAAGCTCGAGGAGTTGGAGAGCTCGATGTAGACGACGTACGTCTCGTTGCCGTCAGCTGAGTCACAAGCCGACACGTCAATCAGACAGTCTGCCGGAGTGTTGGGTCCTGCCCCCATGCCTGCGGTGGGAGCGACGGTGGAGCCCGACGGGTCGCCGCCAAGGTCGATGATCTTGTTGCTGCCGCCGACTTGGCCGACGCCAGAGGAAGTGACTGCGCCGGCGTCTTTGAGGACCGTGAGCGCGTCCCAGGTGCGGTTGTTGGTTGCTGCGTTCATGTTTCGATTCCGTTTCTTGAGTTTGACTCGATCGCGAGTTTGACTGGGTTCTCTTGTGGAGGTCCGGGCGTCCCGCCCTCAGACCGACTGCTGGTTCGGGGTCGGATCAGGCGGTTACGGCGCCGGCGGTGATGCCGCCGAGGCGGGCCGCGCAGCGGGGGTGGAACATGGCGATGCCGGCGTACCACTCGACGCGGGTGCGGAGCACGGGTTTGGCCTCGAGCTCGCCGAGGTCAGTGACCATCGGGTCGTCGTTCTGGATGCCGGTGAGCATGCCGTCGCCGACGCTGATCGCGTAGATGGAGGTGCAAGTTGAGCCGCCGGACTGGCCAGCCTCGTTGTAGGCGATTGCCGCGTACGCGTCGCCATTGGCGTCGGCCACGAGGATTGGAAGGTCGTTGTAGAGGGTGATCTGACGGCCGAATTCGTCCTTCGAGTAGGTGATGTAGCCGCCGACCGACGGGTTGCGCTGAGCCGAGGTGAGCGAGCGGCGGGTCGCGCGGCTCATCAGGAGGTGGGTGGGGTTGTCGACCGTGTCGATGAGCTCGTCGAGCTTCTGGAGGGAGAGAGCGCCGCCGGCGCCCGCGGCGTTCCAGACGAGCTGGGAGCCGGTGAGCCGGGTCTGTAGGCCGTCAAACTCCTTGGTAGCCGCGGACGAGTCGCCCTTGACGAAGGCGAGGCTCCAGCGATGAGCCAGAGACTTGATCTTCATGACCTCTTGGGTGGTGCGCTGGTCCTGGCCCATGGTCTTGAGGATGAACTTGTCCACGTCCAAGTCGCCGCCGGCGATGACCAGAGGCTCCGTGACGGGGTTGATGACACCGGTCGACTCGGTGTAGCCCTCGTTCACGCCGCGGAACCCAATGCCCGGAAGGGCCTGTTCCTGGTTGTACTTGAGGGCGCCGCCGGCGATGTTCTCGAACGGCAGGATGCGCAGGATGTCGGAGTTGCGTGCGTACGTCTCGATGGTCGCCGCGCGGAGGACGTCTCCGCTGTTCTTCTTGGCGGCTTCGATCAGGGTGAGGGCCATGTGGCTGCTCCAGGTGCTTGAGAGGTCTTTGCGGTTGGAGAAACCCGCGAAGCTCTTAGGAACCGGAGGGCTTACGCGCCCTCGGAGTCCTGCCGCCGCTGTTCGCGGAGCTTGCTGACGTAGTCAGCGTCGCCGCTAGAGCCGCCGCCGCTTCCTCCGCTGCCGCCTGAGCCGCCCTGTTGGCCCTGCCCGCCCTGAGATCTCTGTCCCGACCCCGCCCCGACGCCCTTGGTTCCCGTTCCCGAGAACGCCGGCGCGAACGCGTCGTCAGACTTTAGAGACTCGACGAACTCGGTGATGGTCATGTTCTCCGTGCTGCCGGACTTGCCGGACAGTCGGATGTTCTTGCCATCTGCCTGGAGGATCTGGACCGTCGGCTTGCCGTCCGCGCCGCGCACCACGCGGCAGCTCGACTTGATCGCGGGGCGCAGGAGCTTGGGGTTTCCCTTCTGCTCGAGCACGGCCCGGTCGATCTCGACGTCCACGAGGAGCTCTTCCACCTCGCGGTCCCGCGCCGAGAGCGCCGTCCGGAGGTCGTTGACCTCCTTCGTGTGCTTCTCGACGAGCTGCCGCTTGGCGCTGTCGATCTGCTCGCGGACCTTGTCGTCCGGCTTCCAGTTGTCCATCTCCTTCACCTTGGCGAGCGCCGCTCTCGCGGCTTCGACGTCGAAGTCGTCTCCCAGCTTCAGGACCTTCCCCTTCCACTCGTCGCGCTCCGAACGGGCCGCGCTGAGGGAGTTCTTGAGTCCGGTCACGTCCTGCATCTCGACGCCGTCAACGGCGTCTACCTTCAGGGCGAACTTGCCCAGGTGCTTCGCGGCCAGCGGGTGCCCCGCTTCGACCTTGAAGTACTCGGCCTTGAGCTGATCCGAGAGACCTTCCAACGAATCGACAATCGCCTTGGCCATGACTGCTCCAGATTTAGGGCATCCCGCCCGCGTTCGCCGGCTCCCCGCCAGGGAACCGATTTCGGCACACTTCAGAACGAAGAGCCTGCGCGTCTTCCCGCGCCCGCAGGTTCGTGGATTTCGCGACATTATACCCGCCACTGCCCCCTAGCAGTTGGGTTCATGACACCCGCATCTGAAGATCAGCCATCCAGCTTCCTGCGGATAGTCGGCGAGTTGAAGACTCGCTTGCGCTTGGCGCCCTTCGTCCCCTGTGGCTTCGTGACCGGCACTGACCTCTGACTTTGCGACGTCGCGGTCTTCCTGATTGGTGAATTGAAGACTCGCACCGGGCGGGCCGCCCTTCCTGGGAGGGAGGCGGGCTCTGCGCGGGTGATTGGCACGGATTTCGTCGTCGGTCTCGGCTTGCTGGTCGGCCTCGCATCCTCGCTGCGGAGGGCCTCCTGCATCTGATCGAGCGTGAGTCGCTTGCCGCCCTCATCCTTGAACCCATCGATCTCGACGCCGCCACGCCTGAACTCCTCGGCCTTGGCGGGGCCGAGCACGTCGTCCTGAAACGCCGGCGGCTGGTCCCGCAGCCAAGACTTATACGTCACGTCTCCGGGCACCTGGCCGTCCATGCTCGCGCGCTCGCCCGGCGTCGCGTCGTTCAGCGCCTCGATCGTCTCCCTGTCACCCTTGGACTCCGCAGTCGCCGCGATCTCGCTCCAAGACTTGGTGACCGCGACGGTCGTCGTCCTGCAGTTCCAGTGGAACGGCGGCCGCGGTCCCTCGTTGACCGGATACACCTTACCATCCTTCTCTCTGCAGATCTCGGTCGTGCGCTCGTCGAGGGTCGCGACGATCCGCACTCCCTTGATGACGTCTGAGTTCTCGGCATATGAGGCCTCGCGCGCCTGTGAGCTCGCGTGATTGATCGCCGTCCGCACCACGCTTGATGCGTCCCGCTTCACCCTCGACATCTCGCCGTGGAACGCGGACGCCGCGTCGGCGTCTCCGACAATCCTCTTGACGATCTGATCAATAGACTCGCCAGCAGCCGCTCCGACTCGGATCTGCCTCGAGACGCCCTGAGCAGCGCTCTCCCCCAGACGGTCGAACCACCCGCTGAGCACGGTGCCCCCAGCCATCGGCTTGTCGTTGATGAGCTCCCTGAGCAGTCCCGGAGGCGGGGTCCTGAGGTCCAGCCCGACCGGGATGTCCTTCTTCAGCACAGCCGTGTGCCACTTGCCCTCGGACGTCGCGAACAGCTCGAGGTTCTCCGTCACCCTCTCGCCGACGATGCCGATGCTAGACTTGAGCAGCTCGCTCGACGCCACCGCGGCTTGGGCGACCTGCCTGCCACTCCTGGAGGAGGGATCGTTGCCGAGCCGCTTCTCCGCAATCCTGATCAGCTCCGGCACGACCTCCGAGTCCAGGAATTGGACGATGCCGTCTACCTCGTGGCGCTTGTAGCGCTCGAGGATCACGGCGTGCCGGATGGCATCGGACACGAGCTTGCCGTTGACCGAGTCGCCGGTCTTGCCGCGGAGCTTGTCCAACCTCTCCTGTGGGGTCTTCTTGGCCACGAGCTATCAACCTCCGGGGATCGGTGGTTCTTTCTTTGTGGGGTCTTCCGGCGTGTTCGGGTCGAGTTCGTCCTCGTCTTCCTCTGGGTCCGCGTTCGGATCGACTGGCGGATCGCCGAATCCGCCGCCCCCCAGGGACGGGCCCTCGGCCTCTGCGGCCTCGGCTTCCTTCTCGACATCGACGCGGTCCGACAGGATGCCGCGGCGCTGGGCCTCAGCAAGCAGGGTCTTGCGAGTCAAGTCGCCGCCCATGCGTATGGACTGCAGCACCGACATGTCGCTCGCGTTGCCGGACGAGATGCCAAACTCATTGAAGACGTCGATTGAGAAGTCGTCGGGCAGCTCGTATCCGATCCACTCGGCGGCCATCTCGTACGCCCTGGTCATGCCCTCCTCAATGGCGCGCACCCAGGTCTGGATCATGGTCTCGGTCTTGCTCTCGTCGATGCGCTTGCCGATCGCCGTCGAGTCGCTCGTGGTCTGCACAAGTGGCTGCAGCCCGAGGATCTCCATGCGCTGCTCGATCCGCTTCAGGTCCTCCTCGCCCAGCTTGACCATGATGCCCTGTGGCTCCACGTATGCGAACTCGGCATTCGGCACGGTGGACCTGAACGCGTAAGCCGGACCGACCGTCACGGGCTTCTCGAGCTCCTCGTTGGTCATGCCGGTCATCTTCCACATGCCGAACCGCGAATACCGCATGAGGCTGCGGTGGTCGCTGCTCGACTGCCAGTGGCAGAGGTTCATCTCAACGAGGTCCTGCAGCGGCGGCTCGGCGGTCATGAATCCCGTTCGCTTGAAGTAGATGGTCACGAGCGGCACGCCGTCAAATGTATGATTGCCGTTAGACTTCTTCTTGAAGAGACCAGATGCCGCATCCTGCTCGTGAAGCTCCCACGTTCCAGGTGCGTTTCCGACGGGTGCGTTGATCACGCGGATGCGTACTATCTTCTCGGAGCCGTACTCGCCGGAGCTCTGCCAGGACTCCTCGACGATCCGCACCTGGGTCAGCCTGTGCTGGCCGTCGGGACCGCGCTCGGAGCGCCAGCCGATGACGTCCTGCGGTCTAATCGCGATCATCACGGGCCGCGAACCACTTTCCCTCTCCTGGGCAAGATTGAGACCGTCCGACGTGTTTGTGTAGTCGACGAGGACGTGGCAGAGGCCGAACCCCGCGGCGCACTCGAACAGCCTCCGGCAGAACCCGGTGACGTTCGTGCCCTCGCCGTCCATATCGTCCTGCATGTCGGCGATCTGCTCGTTGTCGATCTCGGCCGGCGTCACCACGACCGGCCGGCTGAACGGCTTCGCCGTCAGCTTGTCGATCGTGTCGCGGACGGCGTTGTAGAGGAACGAGAGCTGCAGGCGCTGGCAGTACGCCGGCATCGACTCGTGGGTCTCCCGCGGGAGCCACCTCTCGCCGCGGGACCGCATCACGTCCGTGCCACCCAGGATGTCCTCGATCAGCTCCCACCGGCGGAGCATCTCGGAGAACTGCTCACATGGCTGCGACACGCCCGACGCCGTGCCTGCGATCCGCACGTACTTCTGCGAGGTGATTCGGTAGTTTGATAGCGTAGCCACGTCACTGCGCTCCCTTCAACTTGATCAGACCCACTTCCTGCAGGCGCTGAACTTCCTCGAGTCTGGCCAGTCGTTCACGAGCTGCGGCGTTCTGCTCGGCTAGCCTGTCGGCTTTGGTCGCCGCCGCTTCCACTGACATCTCCGCCTCGCGCGACAAGTTCTCCACGTGCGCCTTGATGTCCTGCTGTTCAGCGATGATCGGACCGATCTCTGACTTCGCGAACCAGGTGATCACGACAACGACGACGCCGAACATCGCCGCGACCGTCTGCCACTGCGGCCTACCCGCTTCGGCGAGTTTGCCCATGCGGATGTCCACCTTGTCGAAGCCGTCTGTGATCTGCTCGCGCATGCCGGTCATCGATTCGGTAAGCGCGACGACGTTGCTTGTCAACGCTCTCTGCTCTGCAGTGAGAGTCGCGATCTGCTGTTCGGTTCTGAGGAGCCTAGGGTGCACGTCGGACTCCGATCCCTCGCCCGGCTGCGAGTGCTGCTGGCCTGGAAAGCTCATCGGCGGCCTCCCCTCGAGGTCCTCATGCCTTTGGCGTGGCGACCCCCGACCGCCATGACGCTCGGGGCCGGTACGGCAACAGCACAGTTGCCGCCGGCGCTGGCGTCCGGCTTCCTGGAGAAGGGACCAGCGACGTCCTCGAGACGGAGATTGCCGTTGACGTCGTACTCAGGCTTGAGCCACGGTGCTGCTGGAATCTGTGTGCTTGCGAATGACTCCGACGTGGGAGACATTGCTCCAAGCGTGGGCATTCTCGAGTAACTTGGAGATCCTGAAAGATCCCATCCACGCATCGGGTTTGGAGCGAATGCGCCAAGAGTCGTCTTCTGCACGTTGGCAAAGACGCAATTCTGCATGCCGCCTTGACCACCGATAGTCGGAGCCCCGTCGTACATGCCGACGAAGTGCGGTTCGTTTGACTTGCGCGAAGCCGCCGATCCCAGGAACTCGCTGTTCCACGCCTGGCAGTAGTACGCCTTGTTTGCGTCACCGATGACGGAAGAGTCAATTGTGAATCGATCGTATACGCATACGTTTTGGTTCCCGAAGCACTCCCACGAGACTCGGCTGCTCGAGTAGTAGTGGTGAGCCTTGCCCTTCCACGTGCCGCCGATAGACACGCCGGACAGCGTGTTGAACGTCAGATTGGCGGACGCCACGCGCTTTCCGTTCATGTGCACAATGGAGGAGATCATGCAGAACGGAATCTGACTCACCGACGCGTATCCAACTGACTCAAACGACGCTTCGATCACCGTCGCGCAGAGCATCAAGTACCCCGTGTAGTTGAACACGGACAGCGGACCGTCTGGTTGACGGCACAGCGTGGCTCTGCACTGCCATGTCGATGCGATCGTGGGATCGCTGTCGATTCCAAGATCCGCTCCGCCGAGGCTGACGCGCGAACCGCCGTCATCAACAGCCCTCTTTGAGATGACGCACCGGTCGATGCACACCATGAGCGGAGATCCTGTCGGACCGCCGACTCCTCCGTGCGCGTACCACGCCTGATGACTGCCGACTGGCGTCGTTGGAGTGCCCGTTCTTGGCGTCTTCAAGTTGCCATAGACGAGTTCGCAGCAGCTGTAGACGGCTTCGTTTCTGCCATCGTTGTTGAAGTTGATCCACGCTGTCGCGTTTCCGAGCGAATCGCCATCGCAGAATCCAGCTCTGCAGTTTCTCCACACGACGGCTCCGCCGACTGGACCCGATCCGGATCTCAAGAGACCGACGCAGTGGTGCCCCGTGTAGCACGACGTCGTTCCAGTCACGAGCGCGATCTTCGATCCGGTCAGCACGAAGTGCTGGCAGTACAACTGGCTCGCGACTGAGTTCATCCCCCAGCCGACCTCAGTGGTGCCGTCCAAGCGAATCCCGTCCTGGTCGGGAAACTTGAAACAGAAAGTCGTGGAGACGATGCCTTCGATTCGAGCCGTCGTATTGATCGTCGCGGCCTTCGCTGCTCTAGGGCGCACGTAGATGCGGCCTGTAGACGAATCGCGGACGAACGAATCCTCATCTGCCGCGTTCATCGCCGTGAGCGCCGTCGTCAACGCGCCACCGGTCGCTCCAAGTGTATTTGCTGTGCCTCCGTAGATCCTGAACGTCTGAGGGCCGAGACCGGCGTAGGCGCCGTCGATCGGATCGACCTCCGCCCACTTCACGCAATAGACGGGAATCGTCGTCGGGTTCGGTGGATCGCGGTACCAGCAATTCGTATACGTCGCGTCGTTCGTCCATCCGCCCGCGGCGTACAGCTCGCTTCCCAGGAACTTCGGACCCATTGCTGAGTTGTTGTTGTTGGTCGTCACCGTCACGTTTGCGACGGCTGCGTCTGAATAGCGACCAATGGTGAAGTCGCCGAACGTCAGTGACGAGAGGTCCATGCTCGAGTTGCCGACCGTGGTGGCGTTCGTCAGGTCGAGGCGGAACTCGTCGCCGTCACGGAAGAGGAGCGCCATGCCTGTAACCAGCACGGAAAGCGCCAAGGTCCTTGCGTCAGCTAGGTGACGTACGCGGTACGCAGTGGAGGGCGTCAGGCCGTTCTGGCCACCGCCCGAGCTCGACCCCGACGCGTGATACCGCACGTATCTCGTGAGGGTCCTGAGCAGCGGGCATCGACCCGCGGCGAACTTGTACGCTGCCTCACCATATTCCAAGGCGAGCATGCTGCCCGGTGTGGGCATGAATCCAAGGGCTTCCGTGATCGCGGCCATGTGATGCTCCAGAGCTTCAGGTTCGAGTCTAGCTCGACCGTCAGCGTCCCGCCGCGCCGGTCACGTATTATGGCCCATTATACCGCAAGACGAAGCGAGCCGGCCCGAGATGGACCGGCTCGCCTTGAATCTCAGAGTCGTCCATGACTCCGTCCGAATCACACGCCGTCCTGGCGCTTGATCCCCTGCACGTACTCGTTCTCGTCGGGCGTGAGGTGCTTGGCCAGCTCCGCCTTGATCTGCTCATAGAGGTTGCCGTTGGTCTTCTTGAGACCGCCGACCGCGGCGATCATCGACCTGAGGGTCTCGCGCGCTCTCTGCCCGTCGTCGGCCGATTCTGACGCGAGCTTTTTGTCGAGCTCGACCTGTCTCTTCTCGTGCTCGGTCCAGAGGTAGACGCCGAGGCAGGCGAGCCCGCCGACGCCGACGATCCACGCGAACGCCGCGGGAAAGCAGCCCGCCGCGATCAGGCCTGCGCCGAACGCGCCGGTGATAAACGCAGCTCTCGTCCACTTGAGATAGACGAACACGGCCGAGGCGATCAAGGCGATGATGCCACACCAGAGGAGCGGCGAGCTGATCGAGGGAGGCTTGAACACCTCAGCGCTGACGTCGGCCTCCGATCCGCCGCCCTTCGCGCTAGCTCGATCCCCGCCCAGGGACGCGCCGGGTGCAGAGCCGTTGAACCCAGTCTCAACCTTGTCACCTCGGGCTCGCAGGCCAGCACCGGTTCCAGTGGCTCGCTCATCGGTCCAGCGCGAACCGCCATCTCGCTCGTCGGTCTCCGACATCTTGATCTCGATCTCGTCGTCAGGGCTGGCGTCGAGCAGCTTCAACAGAGCCTCGCGCTTCTCCTGGGAGAGAGGAGCGCGGGTCGGCGGTGGATCGCGACCGGGAGGTTCGAGGACGTACGCGCGGCAGTTGATCGCGCACGCGGCGATGCTTACGGCGGCGACGAGCATGATTGATCGGAAACTTCGACTCACTTGCGATCCTCCTTCTGCGATTGGCTTCGCGGCGGGGACACCCGCACCGTGATGCTTCGCGTGGTCTTGGTCTTGGGCATGATCTCGGAAGAGGTCGAGCTGGCGCTTGATTCGCCTGGTGTCACCTCGGTCGTGGCGTTTCCGGTCGAACCGCAGCCGACCGGAACGATCAGCAGCAGGACGAACAGAGCGGCGATCGCCGCGGCGAGCATGGCGACCCTCGAGACGTCCTGAACGTGCTTCCTCGCGTCGATGCGTTCCATTCGAGATCCTCCTCGCTTTCGCGTTGAGGATGATACTAGCACCGCTCAGAACAGGGTGCCGAACGCGCCTGCGTTGACGGACTTGAGCGGGTGGCGTGCCTCGATGTAGTACGAGAGCGCGTCCGTGAGGTGGGAATATCGCCCGTCGTCCTTGTCCTTGTCAATCTCGCCGGCCGTGCCCTCCTTGATAGTCACGACCTCGAGGTCCTCGATCGTCCGCGGGCAGCGCCTCGGGCACGCGAGCAGGTGCTTCATGCCGTCGGCGGTCCTCAGGCGTGAGTTGAGCGCGTTGACCCTGATCCTCGGCTTCGGCTGCTCGCGCTTCACGCGGTCCTTCAGGCGGTCGCCGAAGTGCGGCCGCAGCATCGACTTGATGATGTCCCAGTCGTTGCCGGCCTCGCTCTTCGTGCTGCGCTGGCCGCCGGCGGGGTCTCCGTAGAGCATCACGTCGCCCTCGTGCCGCGCGATGTTCGGCCTGCCGTCGTCCGGGTTCTTGACCCAGTCGGCAATAATCTTCCTGCAGACCGTCGCTGTGTTCGAGTTGCGGGGTATGTGCACCTCGCCAATGATCGCCGTGATCTCCTCGGTAACCTCGGGATCTTTGCCGCGGTATGTGTGTTCTTGCACGTACACGCAGACGCCGGGGCTGATGTTGAAGTCGAAGCAGAGGACGAGCGGCCGGTTCGGGTTGTACGGCAGCGACTCCCTCGCGTGGGTCCTGCGGTCGAACTCGTAGTAGACGCGGCCCTCGATGTTGTTGAAGCTCGCCTCGAACTCCTGCTCGAAGGTGAGCTTGTCCATCGCCGCCCTGGCGCTCGCAATCTCGCGGGCCGCGGCCTCTTTGCCGAGGTACATGGGTAGCACTGACGCTGTGGTCCACTGGTGCGCGGCCCACTCGCCCGTCTCGTTCGCAAGCGCTACGAGCCACAAGTCCCAGTAGTGGTTGCGGCCTTCGGGCACGCCGCAGATGTCGGCCGTCCCCTGGGTGTCGGTGAGCATCGGGCGGATGTGGTCGCCCCACACGTCCGGCTCCATGTCGGCGAACTCGTCCAGCGCCACGTGGGCGACTGGCACGCCTTCGGCGCGCTGCGGCTTGTCGAATCCCGCGACTTGGATGATCGCGCCGTTCAGCAGCTCGATCGTGAGCTCACCCTCGCTGACTGGCCTGGCGATCGCCCAGTTGGGGACCATCGACTTGATGTCCCTCCAGAAGATCCGCTTCGCCTGCGCCTGGGTCGGCGCGCCCGCGATGAACGACGCCGGCTGACCAGCCCACTCGAGTGCCTTTCTGACGAGGCGCCGCTTGGCGATCGCGGTCTTGCCCGAGCGGCGCCCGCACGGTACGGCGTTGTACCTCGCCTCGCTCAGGTAGTACGCGGCCTGAGCCTCCGTGAACGCCATGACGTCGCGGGCGCCCGCCGCCCTAAGGGAGATCATCAGTCGATCTCCGGGAGGTCAACGGTCTGACCCTTGAGTGAGTGCGTGCAGTCGTTCAGAAACTCGATGCGGCCGTTCCTCACGTACGAGTGGCAGACGTACTCCACGCGCGGCATGTTGACGGGGAAAGTCCGCCCCTCCTTCTCCGCCCGGTTGAAGGCGGCGATGTCGTAGTTCGTCCGCATAAGCATGCTCGGGCTGAATGTCGGCGACTCGAGGTCTCCGTTGAACTCCCAGCCGCCGTCCCGCAGCCTGGCCCTCTCCGAGTTCACCCTGTCGTCGAACGTGTGGAGGCATCCGCACACGGGGCACCTTACCGCGTGGCCGATGATCCTGCCTTGCTGGTCGTGCACCGCTTTAGCCTTCGCCATGGTTCATCACCTCCTCCATCCTCTGCAGAGACCTGATGAGCGCCTTGATCGCGTGCCTCGGCACGATAAGCCTGAACTCGAGCTGCGCCGGCTCGTCGCCGTAGTATTCCGCGACCGAGGCGTCCGCCGCAAACTCGCTCATGCCCATGTCGACCAGGCCGTCCCTCAACCTGCTGATGACGTTCTCGCGGTCGGCAGCATCCGGACCCACGATCCTCTCGACCTCGACGCTCGCTCCGTCCTCGGACGGGTCGATCATCCAGTAGTCGCCGCCCTCGCCGACGAAGCCGACGGGCGGCGGTCTCTCGCGCTCAGCCATTGGCGCTCACCCCCAGGGTGGGCAGCCGGTCCACGGCCACGCAGGTGATCAGGCCGAGCTCATGGCACTCCTCGATGTCCGCGATCGTCATGTTTGCGTCGTCGATGAGGACGACCGACCCGCCGAGCTTCCTGACGATGTCGTAGTGCACGTGGTCCCTGTCGCCCGCGTACCCGCCCTGTCGGTCCCACTTGCTCTTGAAGCACATGTACTCGGTCGGCAGTTGCATGAATCGGTAGTTCGGCCTGGTCTCGCCGCACACGTGGACCCCCGCGGCCGCGAGCCTGCCGGCCGCCAGCGCGTCGGGGTCTCCGATGTTCCTGGAGGAGAGCGTGTCGATGCAGATCGCGTCGACGTCTTCGGCGCCCCACCACTTGAGCATCTCCTCGCACTCGTGGATCACGTTCGGCCTGGTCATGAGCGCGGCCGTGCCGACGTACATGCCCACCTGGCAGTCGATCGCTGCCCTGATCTCGATCGCCGCCTCGCCCCACGCCGCGTAGTCGCCGCAGGCTTGCACTCGCGGGTCGGCACTCCTCAGGCACTGGGTCACCATGTCAAACCTGAAGTCAGCGTCGCCGGGCTCATGGCCTCCGGGGTATGCGATCCAGACCCGCCTGATCCGCTTCTTGTGGGCCGCGAGCTTGGGGACCAGGTGGTATCGAGCCCACTTCGCCGGCCCGAGCTCGAGCACGGCGTCCGTGAACTTCCGCTCGTTGACATTGCTCGCCGGCGTCGCCCACACGTCCACGTTCACTCCCGCTCGCAGCATGGCCACTCCTTCCCGGGCCGTCGGCCCGCGGGGCAACTATACCGCCCACGGGATCAGTTCGGGCTCACGAGCCTCTGCGCGGGCGATCGGTCCGGATCCGTGATGAGGACGCCGTTGAGGTGGTCGAGCTCGTGCTGCAGGATTCTGGCGACGTAGCCGGCCATCGTTGACTCGCGTGGGTGACCGCCCTCGTCAGCGTACTCGACCGTCACCTCATTCCAGCGCCTGACGAGGCAGGTCTTGCCCAGGATCGAGAGGCATGATTCCTTGTCGATCGACGTCCGCCTCGAGAAGCACGTCACCCTCGGATTGATCAACGTCCTGTCCTGGACGAGGATCACCCTCAGCGAGTGGCCGACCTGCGGGGCGGCGAGCCCGATTCCGCGGTGCGCCCGCATGATCCTCCGCATCGCACCTGTGAACTCGAGAACACGCGTCCATGGGAACGCGACGTCGACGCAGGGCACCCGCAGGGACGGATGGTCCGGGTCGGTGATGAGCTTGAGGTCGTCGTGGATCACTTGGTCCACTGCCCGCCGTCGGGCGAACCCGCTGGCACCCGGGGTTGACCACCGTCGCCGCCGCCCGAGGACTTGCTTTGTGCCTCGCGACGGCGCTGCTCCTTGAGCTTAGCCTTTGCCGACAGGCCCTCATCGATCCGCGCCGCATTGGCGGCGATCTGATCGTTCTTCTCCCTCGTCCCCTCCATCATCAACTTCGCCGCAGAGTCAATACTGCCAGCAGACTGAGTCGTCGCCGGTTGTGACGCCCGCGTGTCTGAAGATCGTTTCAGATTCATGATGTGTGTCGCGTCTTGCTTTTTAGCCATCACGCCACTGGTGTTCTGATTGCTGCCGGGTGTATTGTCCCTGCGTGGCGACATCATGTCGCGTTTCGGCGAACCGTCCTTGAAGTACTCACTCGATTCACGATTGCTCGCGCTAGCTGAAGATGTACCCAACCCGAGTTTGACATTGATCTGACGGTTCACGTTCTCAGTCGTGCTGACCTTACCTGAGAACTTGCTGTTGATCGCGGCAAGTTTAGCCTTGATCGCCGCCTGCTCTTCGGGTGACCGAGAAGACATGCTGAAGTTGAATGACGCTTTCCTGCCCATGACGCGACCTCCTGGGTGTGAGACTGCGCCGAATCATAGGCCGTTCACGGCCTCGCAGTCAATCGCTCCAGGATACCCCGCCGGACCATGTGGTCCTTGACCTCCCGCTCGTTCATGCCGACGCGTTGCATCAGGAAGCGGCGAGAGTTCTCGCGCTCGTTTCCTTGGTAGAGGTCAGGCATTGCCTCGGGGAACGAATTGCCGATCGGCCACTGCGCCATGGCCGAGACGTCCCGGTCGCTGAGGGTCAGGACCTCCCTGCGCCGGCCGGTCGTGAACCCCACCGCCTGCAGGTTCATGACCCAGCAACCCAGGCGCACCAGGGCGCACCCGAGCCTCACCTTCCACGTCCCCGTCAGCTCGACGTCAACCTGCATCTCCAGGCTCATCCTGGAGCTCCCGATGACATCCGCCGTGTCGACCACCACCTTGCCCGTGCCGCTCATGACTGCTCCTTCCGGCGCTCTAGCGCCCTCTTGGCCTCAGCGTCCTGCGCCGCCGAATGCTCTCTGATCTTCGCTGCGTACTCCGCTGGCGAAGCCACAGCAGACTCCTTGACCTCACCGTACTGCCCAGCCCTCAGCTTGCTTAGCAGGAACATGCCGAGCTGCGGGTGGTGCACGACCTCCTCGCCGACTCTCACGCCCTGCTGGTAGATCGGCCGGATGTGACCGTTGATCGCGCGGTTCATGAGGCTCTGCTCGAGGTTGTCGATCTTGGACCGCCATATCTCGTCCCACGCGTCGGCGAAGTCTTGATCAGCCTCGCGCCACCTGTACACGGTCGTGCGGTGCGACCCGATATCAATGGTGGCTTGCGTGACCGAGCCGGTCTTGGCGAACGCCCTCAGCCAGTTCATCTTGCGTTCGGCTGAGTCGGCCGGGTTCTTGGGCTGATAGTTGAAGGTCACGGGACACCACTGGCCCCGCTTGTTCTGACGGTACTCGCGCCCGTTCTTGCGTCTAGTTTCTTTGGATGCAGGTCGCGGCGTCGACTTTGGCGCAGACTTCGATGCAGATTTCGATCCCGACTTTGGCGTTGGTTTCACCCTACTGCGTCCGACGATCTTCAACTTCTTCTTTCCCTTCATGGCTTGACTCCCGCACGGGTTTCACCCACCAATAGGGGGGTATATACTGTATCAAGTGCAATATGTGTATGTGTAGGTATAAGGATATCCCACCTCCAGATCACACTATATACCCCCTACTCTTTGGTTGAAACCCCCTACCTGTCGCCGATCATGTCTTCCTCTCCTGGGTGCGGCCCGTCTGCTTAGCGACCTGTCTGATCGCCTCCGCTAGGACGAGCGCCTCGCGCCAGTGGATGTTGATACTCCACAGAATATCATAGACCGAGTCGTTCGTCGGCCTGATGCGGACGTTCAGATATGTGGCCTCGCCGGGCGTGATCTCCGCGTCGTTGACCCTCATGATCCGCTCTCCTTGTTCTTCTTGCTTTGCTTGTCGCCGAACCGCGTCTTCAACAAGTGCCTGAGCGCGTTCAGGTCGAAGTTCGACGCCGTCGATTCGGACGCGTTCGTCGTGAGGTCCTCCGGCTTGACAAAGATCTGCCCGCCCTTCGTCTTTCCAGGCGGGATCTTGCCCGCGACCTGGGCGACGTCCCTGGCCGATGGCCTCGGCTCTTCCCGCAGAACGCCGGCGTCGAATTGACCCTCGTACTCCGCGCGGAACATCGCCTCGTCGACCTTGTTGGCGAACTTCCTCAGCCCCCTCATCATCGCTTCCGCCTCAACGCCCGGATCGATGTCAATGACCTTGTACAGGCCGGGCCTGTCGGGGTCCGGCACCGTCCTGCTGTTGAAGTGCCGCGGCGGAGTCTGGAAGTTCGGCGACTTTGGCGGTCCAAAGGACGGTTTCAGATCGGTAGGAATTCGCAGCTTAGGCCAGTCTTCCGGTTGGTGCCTATACTGACCGGATTCCGACGGCATCTTATCGGGTCTCGTTCCACCGCCAGTCGCATTCGGGCCCGCCACTATCTCGCCGGTATCGAGGAACGCCCAGACGCATCCCACCTTGAGGAACGGATGAAGGCTATTCCCGCATGCGACGCATATTCCTTCAGGACCCGAGCAGTAGATCGGCACTCCCTGCTTGCCCTCGCCGAGCTCGTCAAGCTTCTTCTCCAGCTGCTTGACCATACGGTCAAACAGACGATCAAACATCACGTTCCGCTCGGCCGGGCTCATGTCGATGACTGCCTCAGTCAAGATGTCCATGCTGACGCCCACGATGAATCTGCTTGTGTTCGGTCTTGGATAGCACTTGAGATTCCAACCGCCGGTCAGCTCGTTGAACGTCGTCTCCGTCACGATGTCGTACTTGCCCGTGCCCGCCATGACTCAGCTCCCTTCCTGGGGGTGGTTCAACCCTCGGTCTTCGTCAGTCTGACTCCTGCACTCGGCTGCCACGCGTGCTTCGCCCTCTTCTGCACCATGACGAACCCGAGCTCACCTGGCCACACGTCCACCTCAACGTCGCCCTCGTCCGCGCTGGAATACCGCATGCGCTGCTCCTGACTCACGACTGGGTCCACTTGTACATGTTGACGATCGCCTGCACGAGCCGCTCGTCGGACCCGGGGTACACGTACCTGCCGTCCCTGCGCTCCTCCATGCTCCAGCACATGTTGATCGGCACGAAGTACTGGCTGAACTGCATGACGCTCGATATCTGCCGGTACGCCGAGTTCACGCGGGCGCACTGCTCCCTGGAGAAGGCCTCGCCGCGGTCGTGGCGGTCGAGGCACTCGACCGAGTACACGTTCTCCGGCGCGCTAAGCACCACCATCGCTCCGCCGACCCGCGCGAATTGGGCGACGACCTCGCCAAGCTGGTCCCGGGTGAGGTTGGACCTCCCGCGCAGGACCGTGCCGTACACGATCTCGCTGAGGAAGTTCCTGTCGCAGATCGTCGCGCGCTTCATGCGCTTCATGCACTGAGCGTGCATGTCCGCCGACTCGGCAAGCCCGAACGCGTCGGTCCCGCACCAGGGCATCTCCTTCTTCAGCCTCTCGATCAGCGTCGTCTTGCCAATGAGGTCCGGTCCTTCAATGATCAACATGTCTTTGCTCGCTTTCAGTCAAACGGCCCGCCGGGTGTCTCCGTTCTGTATTCCCGGCGCGACCGGAGAGATCTCAGTCAATGACGTACTTTAGGTCCCATGCCGCCCTGAGAGCAGGCGACACCCTGTTGCTCGGCCTCACCAGTAAGCCGGACCCCGCCGCCTCGTTCATCTTGTTCGTCAGGCGGGCGGCGCACACCTCGCCCGCGTCTCCGATCGGGTTGCCGGGCGCGAACACACGGACGGCTCCAAGGCTGGGGTCAGCGGTTATTTGCTCGAGGTGCAGGGCATCCTTGACATTCCACTCCCGTGAGGACCCGTAGTCTCCGCGCGGGTCGTATCCGTTGAAGAACCTCCCCGGCGTCTTGGTGCCGATCTCTGGCTTGAGCCTTGGCACGCTCTCGTCAAAGTCAAGGACTTTCACCTCGTCCTTGTCGTACAAGTGCAGGGAGCCTACGCAGTGGGTGTACGAACCGACCCTTAGATATAGACGGTGCGCGATGAGAGCCTGGATGCTGGTGAAGCAGAAGACGTCATATGGCATTCCCAACCACACGTCGTTCGACCGCATGTACGTCACGCAGTCGAGCTTGGGTCCGAGGTCCCCGCTCTTCTCGTCGTTCGACTGGATGAACTGGAGCGCGATCGTGCACGGCACATCGTTCCACTCGCCGACGATTGACTCTACGAGGTCTCGCCCGTCCCACAGCGACACGAGCGCCCGCCGCGTGTTCGGCTCCAGCCGCATCAGCTCGATGACGCCGTGAATCTGATCTTCCAGCCCGTGAGCTGGACGAGCGAGCCGCTTGTTCGCACGTTCTTTTGATTCTACGAAGGCCGATTGGCGAACAATACGGTTTCCGTACGCACCCATCGCGTGACCGGTAGACTCTTGCGGGTTGGCGAACCGCTTGTACGAAGGCGCGTACCGGCAGAGCATCTCTACGCTCGACTCGCCGGAGAGGTACCACAGCAGCTCGGCGCACGCGTACGCCGGGTCCATCCGCCGCACTTCCGATACGAGCACGTTCGCATCGGCATTGACGAGCTTGCCCGCCCAGCCGACGATTTCCTTGGACGCGCCGGCGCGCGACTCCCTGGGGGAGCCCAGCTTGTGCACCTCCCGCACCGCGCAGTTCCACATACCGTTGACCGACTCAAACTCCTGAATCATCTGATCTTCCTTTCGTCTCTCGGGGTGTTTCTGAATTGCGTTCTTTGCTAGACCTATCGACGGGGTCGCGACATCATCCAGCGCGTCACGATCTTTCGAGTGGTTTCGTCCCTCATACCAGACTGTAGAGAGGCAAGCTTCGACTTCATCACAACGGGCACGCCCGCAGCAAGGAGGACGTGCACACCGTTCATGACTTCGTTCAGCTCCTCTCCGATGATCACCCCGCGTATCCGCATGGAGTTCGCGATCAACGGGGCGCAGTAGGGGCACGGTGCGAGGGTGGTGTACATGAGACACGGCTGCTGGTTGTACCCGTCACCGAGATTCGCCTTGATGAGCGCGTTGGCCTCGGCGTGCGCCGCTCCGGACACGCCCGTGCCCATCTGAGCTCCCGGCTCCCTGGGGACGACGCTGCCGTGGTCGAGTCCGGACGCGGCGCCGTTGTACCCGAGCCCCAGGACGGCCGAGCAGTCGACCGGGAACACGATCGCCCCGACCTTGATCCTCGGGTCCGTGCCCAGGGACCTGAGCCCGTCGCCGAACTCCGTCATCACTTCGAGCTTCTTCAGGTACCTCATGAGTTGGTCTTGCATTGCGCTATCTCCCTGGCTACGTCCTTCTCGTCCATCCCGCTCGCGAGCATTGGCAGGTGCTCCTTGGACAGCGGGTGGCCGTCGAGCTCCCTGTGCGACACCGTGCCGACGAACACCAGCTTGCCGCCCTCCGCGCCCATCGTCTCCGCCAGCTCCATGGCCCCGCCGAGCATGTCGGCCTTTGGTATCGGCACGACGACCTTGATCTTGACGGGCATAGTCTTGCCCACGATCGCCTGGTAGAGCTGCCTGACGTACCTCAGGTAGCTCGCCCTGTCGGACTTCAAGCGCTTGAACTCGTCCATCGAGTCCATGAGGAACTCGACGGAATCGCTGGAATCTGTCCTGGTGACGGTGATCATGGCTTCTTCCTGCGAATCACCTTCGGCCTGTCAATGCGCGCTCCATTTGTCGGCTTGAGGAGCCAGACATTATTGCGGGACGCGTCGGGATACTTGGGTGCTAGGAAGCATGACAGGACATCGTGGTCGTAGTAGCGGTGAAGCTCCTCGTACAGACCTCGCTCATGCGACGTCATGACCTTCTTCAGGTCGTTCCAAGAAGCAAAGGTCCCGAACCGTCTTTCCACCTTCCAACAGCCCGACTCCTCGATCAGGTCCGTGAGTTCTTGGACGGTGTACTCCTTGATGTGGTTGGCCGCCATCTTCCGGCCGTTGTACACGGGGGTCGACAGCAGGAAGTTCGCGTCGGAAGAGCACAGGGCTCGCACCGCCCCGAGGAGCTTGAGTCCGTCCCTGCGGTGCATGTGCTCAATGACCTCGAAGCATGTTACGAGGTCGAACCGCCTGCCGTACTTGGCCGCAAGCTCCTCGTGGTCGTCGATGAAGTTGAACTCATCCTCGACGTTCGTCCACGCGGTGCCCGGCTTCTTCTGGATCTTGTTGAGGTCGACCCCAACGTAGATCTGCGGTACGCTGGACACTGATTTCGTTAGCTGCCTTGCCATCGGGCACTCTTGGCCGCATCCGATGTCGAGGATCCTGGTCTCGCCTTGGTGGACATAGGTAGTCGCGTATCCCCAGCGGAAGAAGTGAGCGGCGTAGTCGCGGTGAACGACCTTGCCGTGATGAGTGGACTTGAGCTGAGTCTGATCAAACCTGCGATCGAGATTCTGAAGGCGCTTTCCTGGTGCTGTGTACGTCATCTGATAATTCCTTTCTGAGTTGTTTCTCTTGAGAACTGACTGATGGTATCTACCTGAAGATTTTTCACCCAAGTACTTCCTTCTTCACGTAGTCTACCTTCGCGATTTCGAGCTCCGTCCTCACCTTCGCGACGATCATCTTCTTGGTCCATCCGTTCATTGGCCCCATCGTCGAGCCTCTGAACACGTAGTCGTCGGAGTACGCGTCTAGCGATCCCTCGATGGAGAGCACGCTGGTGTGGGACGCGTACCTCATGGCCGCCGCGATCGTCTCGTACTTGAAGTGATACTCGTCCCGCAGGATCCTAGCCATGCACGCCCGCACCGAACAGAGGAACTTCGCGCGGTTGCCGTGGTCGTAGAACATCTCCTGGAAGGGGATGAGCTTCCTCACTGCGGCCTCTACGATCGCCTTCGCTATCTCCCTCTCGCTCGGTGCGTCGGGCATGACTCAACTCCTTTGCAGGTAAGCGTTTAGAACAGCCGATCACAGCAGATGGGAACGACGTGGAACTGATCGAATAGCTCACGCGGGGACAGTGAGAACTCGTTTCCGAAGTCGCTCCTCATATGGTAGCGAACGATCTCTACCGGCTTGGTCCCATACTTGACGTCAAGCACGGTCGCGTTGCCCATGCGCCTGCCGTCCATAGTCGCCACTTGGTCTCCGACCTGCAGCTTAGCACACCGCACGTTCTCGGGCGTCACCGCGCTGAACACCGGCGGTACGTATCCCGGACCCTTTCCCCGGTCCCCGGAGTGGTTCCTGACCGACTCGGCGACGTTCGACTTGGTCATGTTCGACTTGTGGACCTCATCGAACACGTGACCAAGCGGCACGTCATAGACGACAGCCGTGCCGACGACGACGTATTCCAGGTCCGCGAGTCCGTCAGCGAGATCCTCCTGATCCGAAGCAGCGAGCGCCGCGATCACCTCGCCGAGCTCGCTCGCCATGAGCTTCGCTCGCAGCAGCCGCGGGTCCGCGTTTCCGCCGTCCGAGTATCTCTGCCCGAGCTCCTCGGCGAGGCCGTCGAGCGTCGACGCGGTACTCATCAGGACCTCATCAGCGTCAGCCGAACGGTCCGTCTGGTTGCCGATGCCGCCCTCGAATCTCGCCGATCCGTACTTGCGTTGGAATTGGGCAACTTGCGCTTCTCTGAAGCTCGTGAATCCTTGCGATCCTTCCATGACTTCGACTCCTTGCTGCCGCCAACCATCTGCTTCCAGATAGCAGCGACGTCGCTGCGGACTTCGTATACTGCCGATGGGCGTCCGCCTGCCCGATTCGGTTCAGTCTGTCCTGATGCCGACACAATGCCGACGATCAGCATGTCCTCGATCCTCCTGGAGACCGTCGTTGACGGTACCCCACAGGCCTCAGATATGTCCTTCCTCGTGGCCCTGCCACCCATCGACATCATCGCCCCGACTATGTCGGAATCGAATCCGCAGACGGTGTCGAACGCGACCTTGCTCACTAATTCCATCTCGTCGCCCCTGCCGACCTCGCTGGATCCGTTGATCCACGCCACGATGCGGACGATCGTCCCGAGCTGCTTGATGACGCGGTTCGGGGACTCCGGCGTGGGCTTGTACTGGGGATCATTGAGGCGCTGGTCCCTCTCGACCTGCGTGCGCATCGCTGCCACGAGCTTCGCGCAGCTCTTCAGCCTCTCCCGGACGTCCCCACCCGCCGGTATGCTGGGCAGCTCGTCGATCGGCGGCAGCTTATTCTTGAGGTACGCCGCGACGGTCTTCTGCAGTTCCTTGCTTGACTCGGCCTCTCGCCCGATGCTGTCGAGGGCCGAGTCCATCTGGTCGTCGATCATCCTCTCGGTCGGACTGCTCAGTCGGAACTTCAGGAACCTCTCGCCCATAGCCGACTCGCGGTGCTTGAGGATCGCGGTCGTGACGCCGGCCAGGAGGCTGAACTGGCAGTCCTTATAGTGCCTCTCCATGCCGTTGCCGAACGTCTTGTCCACGTAGCCGTCAAACGCCCCACGGAGAGTCGAGTAGATCTCCTTCTGCTGGACGTCCGGCAGACTCAGCACCTCTGTGAAGTCCTTGGCGATGAGAGTCTTCCCCTTCAGCTTCGGGATCAGGCTGGGATCCTTCTCCCCTTCACCGCGGAACCCGCTCACGAGGCACTTCGGGGTCACGGTGGACCTGAACACACACCTCTTGGAACCGACCATGCCGGTGAGCAGCTCGGTCTTGCCGATGCCAGCCGGCCCCATGAGGTACGTCCACACGGGCGTCGACTTGACGTCGTTGCTGAACACCACCGCGCAACAGTACTTGATCGCCATTTCGAACTCTGCGTCGATGAGCAACCGACCTTTGAACGCATCGATGACGTCGTCGAACGTTACACCGTCCGGCAGTTCCTCGTCTCGAAACTTGCTCGAAGCGCTCTCGCCTGGGTGCCCTCCAGATCCGTCCCCGACCTCACGCCGTGGATTGGGCCTCGCGAGATTCATCAAGTTCTTGAACGCCTGCGTAGCCCCGACTTCCTGAATCTCATTCCTGGCAAAGTCCCGGAAGTCGAATCCGTCCGGTGACGTCTCGGGCCAGCACACGTGCTCTACGCTGGAGGCCACGTTGAACAGGGCCCTATGAGCCTTGATCTGGCCACGATCTCCAGCGTCGTCCGCGTCGTACACGGTTACCACCCGCTTGCCCGCAAACAGCTTGATCCATTCGGGCTTGAACACGGTAGCTCCGGGGACGGCGACCACCGTGCCGTCGATCCCGGCGTCCCGCAGCAGCCACCGACCGGCCAGGCCGTCCCACTCCCCTTCCATGAGCAGCACAAGTGACCCCTCATGGGCCACAGCGAGTCGGTCGGCACCCCACAGCTGGCTCTTGCAGCCGGCCGTGCTCATCATCTTCCGGCCGTCGTACCTCCTGATGTCTCTCACCGTCCCGGTCTCCGAGAAGCACGGCACGAGCCATTCGCCGTCCCTAAACCCGACGCCGGCGTCTCGCAGGACGCCCGCAGGTATTCCGCGAGCCTTGACCAGTTCGGCCATGGCCGAGCGGGTCGTCTCCTGGGCGGAGATCTGGGCGATTTTGGTGAGGAAGCTGATGGCGTTGCCAGAGCTGTCGCACACCTTGCAGTCCCACGTACCTCGCTTCGGGTTCACGAAGAAGTGCTTCTGCTTGCCGCAGAAGGGGCAGTCTCCGACCCAGTTGCCGGACTGGCCGGAACCCGGGCGGAGTTCGACCCCGTGCGAGTCGAACGGTCTTATCTCCTCAGGGAGTTTTGAGTCTCTGTTGGTCATATCTCTACCTTCGTCTTGTCGCTCCAGCGCTCCGTCACCCGATCTACGTCAACCTTGACGGGCAACCCTATGTGCCCGCCGTGATCGCTCATCAGCTCCTTGATCTTGGATATCAGCGGTCTCGAGACGTGTCGTCTCTTGATCTCGAATATCAGTTCGTCGTGAATCGTCAACAGGATTCTGGCGTCGAGTCTAGTCTCACGGAGGTACTTCGCGCACCTGCGCATGCCGCCCTTGATCAGATCGGCCGCTGCGGACTGCACGACGTGGTTGATGATCCTGTACGCGTGCCACGGGTCGACGCATAGGCGGCGACCGAACGGATTGATCACGTAGCCGTCTCTCTTGCCCATCAGCTCGATCTCGCGCATCCGGCGCACAAGGTTGGGAAACGACCTGTCGTACCCCCCGAGGATCTCGACGGCCTCGGGCCTGGTCACGCCGATCCACCTCATCAGGGCGAGCGGTCCGCCTCCGAAGATCTTGGTGAACGTCACGGCCTTGGCGCGCTTGCGCGCGATCTTCTTGTCTACCAACTTCTCAAGGTCGGTGATGCGGTAGTTGCATTCGACAAGCTTCTCGGTGATCAGGCCGTCGTCGTCGGTGTCCAGGATCAACCGAGCTATCCTGCGGCCCATCTCGTTGCCCTCACCTCCCCACACTTTCTCAGCAGTCACGCCGTGAATGTCCTGGCCGTTGCGGATTGCGTTCTGGAGATCCACCTCGCCCGAGATGTCGGCGAAGAGGATCACTTCAATTTGCGAATAATCCGGACAGTACCAGCAGTAGCCTTCCCTGGGCACGAACACTTGGCGGACGTCCACCACGAACTCAGCGGCGATCGAGCTGGTCGTGTCAGGATCGGACACCTGTTGCAGGTTCGGCTCGGAGCAGGAGTAGCGGCCAGTGAGGGTTCCCCACTGCTTGAAACCGGGGTGCAGGATCAGTTGGTCAGTCGCGTCGCGCTCCGCGAGCCGGCGATACTTGTTGAAGAATAGCTTGAGGGCCTGAGAGTTCGATCGCACCCGCAGTACGTCCTGAACGAGCGGATTTGACCGATGCGGCGCAAGCGCTTCAGCATCGGTCTTTGGCTGGCCGCCCTTGGTCCGCTTGAGGACCGGCAGCTTGCCCTTCTCGGGGACCATGCCGCCCTCCCCGAACAAGAGCTTCGCCAGCTGCTTCGTCGAGTTGATGTTGAACTCGGGGTTTCCGGACGCTAGGATCAGCCTCGCGTTCGACTCGCCGATCATCTTCTCACAGGTCTTCCTGCACTCTGCCATCCTGTCCTCGTCGACCACGACTCCGCGGGTCTCCATCTCCATCGTGATCGGAAACAACTCCATCTCGGCCTCGTACGTCCCGCGGACATCCAGCTCGTCCATGGCCTGCTCGTACATGAGTCCGAGCGTGATGGTCCTCCTTGCGTCGAGCACGGCGTACGTCTCGCATACGTCGGGATCAAGGCCGACCTCCCTCGCCTCCCTGGGGTGGAGCTGGCTGAGCGTGCGCGGCATCCAGTAGTCCGATTCGACGTCGTCGGCCACGTGGTACCCGAGGCGCTTTGCAAGCCGACGAGCCTTGATCACCGCGGCCTTGAGTTCGGTCTCGTCGTCGACAGGTATGCCGGCGTACTTCTTCGACAGCGGCTTCAGCATGTAGCTGAACTCGAGGTTGTTCACGGCCCTCGCCATGAACGACACCTCCTCGATGGTGTCGAGCGGCACCTCGATCCCCACGGAGCCGAGCATCAGACAGTCAAACTTGCCGTTGAAGGTATACTTACGCACGTCCGGGTCGCAGAGGACCGATCGGACATCCCTGATGTCGGAGACCGATATCCGCGGCATCCGCGTCCGCGGGTTCACGGTCCACTCCCAGTATCGGTGCTCACCGTTCGGCCAGTAGACCGACAGCGCGAACGGCCGGTCGCCGGTCCAACGGTTCAGGCCGGTGGTCTCGGTGTCGAACGCCAGACAGTCGCCCGCGCGACGGCGACGGTGCCCTGACGTCCGAACCGGCAGCCTCCTGAATGACTCGACGACCTTACCCATTGAGCTGCTTCTCCAGGAAGGCAATTCGCCGGCGAATGTCGATCATCTGGTCGGCGGTAACGTGAGCGCGCCTTGCGGCCTTGGCGACGATCAGCAACACCGCTCCGACTTCGACAAGGCATCTCGCCGTCGAGTCCGGCTGCCTCTCTTCTATCTTCGAGAACAGGGCGACCATCCTGTGGACCTCGTACAGACCCGATCCCACGGAGTGAACCGCGGCGGGTTCTGGCGGCTGAGATTGGACTTGATCTTCCGGCATTAGATTCCCTTCCAGTTTGACGCAGCAGGCCCTCTCCCTCCTGGGAGGGATCGGGTGAGACGCGTCGCGCGATCGGCCGCTGTTCGCCGGGTTCTACGCCCCGGTACTCTGGTCTCCACATTCACGGCTTGACGCGATAACAACGAAGCAGACTGAGTCTGCGACCGCGCTTCACGCTTCAGTCAACAGCGAACTTCAGATCGTCGACGTCGACGATCACGAGTGAGTCGAATCCCTTGGCGCGAATGTGGGCCTTACCGGACTTGATCTTCTCGACCACGCCGGACTTGCTCTTGCCCTTCGACTGGAAGATGACGACGTCGCCAGCCTCCATGACACGTTCCTCGCCATCGCCGTCTTCTTCTCCTTCTTCTTCTTCTCCTTCCTCTCCTTCTTCTTCTCCGCCGATCTTCTCGATCTCGTCGAGGGCCATGGTGATCTTGACCTTCGAGTTGTCGGGCTTGATGACGGCGTTGTCGTCCTTATCGAAGGAGACGATCTCACCCTCGAGAGTCTTCTTACCGTCCTTCCAGCTAACACGGTCGCCGACGGCGACCTCCTCACCCTCGGGGTCCTCGCCGCCGTCCTCGTCCTCGTCCTTGCCCTTGCCCTTCTTGGACTCGGACTTCTCAGACGGCTTGGCGTCGGACTTCTTGCCACCAGACTTGAGCACATCCTCGGGGTCGACGAGGTCGTCGGAGTCGATATTGACCAGGGCGTTCAGGTACATATTTGTGTACCCGTCCTTCTCGCGGACCTTGCCGGCGCAGACCGTCTGGGCCTCCACGAGCGTGTCCATGATCTCCTGGATGTCGCTCTCAGTTTCGACGCTCGTCTCGTCGAGGTCGACCCCCATGGTGGCGAAGATGCGGGCGAGCCACACGATCCGATCCTCCGCGAGGGAGAGCCACATGGTGCAGATCTTGCCCTTGTCGCCCTCGTCCTCGCAGTCTCCGACCACGCAGAACTTCATCATCACCTGGCGCTGGCCGCCGAAGTCCCCGATCGTGCCCGAGACGATCTGGAAGTTGTACTTACCCGCGTCGAGCGGGATCGCGTCGCCAAAGGAGTTGTCCTTCTGCTCCTTCCGCGCCTTGTTCCACAGACCTGAGATGTCCACTGGCTTGCCCTTCTTTGATGAACCCATGACTGACTGTCCTTTCTGATTCCTAACCAAACTCGGGCCTGGCCGACGCGGCCCGACCCATCATCACTGAGATGCGATCACGAGATCGCGTCTCACTTCTTCCTGATCTTCACGCGCTTGCGGCTGTCCGATCCGCCTTTGGATTCTGCGCCGCCCCGGGACTCCTTGTATTCCTTGAAGTTCTCGTACTCCTGCTCGTTGTTGAACGCGGCGAGGAAGTTGCGCATGGCCTCCTTCGGCGACTCGCCCATGTAGATCTCGCGCACCCGCCGACCGTCCGGCGTCATGAACCGACCGTCGATCCGGTGGCCGGCGCCGGTGATCTCGTCGCCCTGCACGACCATGATGCGGTCCTCGCCGGAGTAGTCCCACGCGAACCACGCGTCGCACTTCCCGTTGAGGATCTCCTCGGCCCTGGGCGGGAGGTTCGGCACGAGCCGCTCGATCTTTCCGCCGGCCCGGGTGTTCTTCTCCTTCCACTCGGCGTGCGAGATGAACACGAGACCGCACTCGGCGTCTCGCTGCAAGCGCAGCAGGCGGTTCACGGCGTCCGTAAACTCGTCCCGCAGATGGTGCCACGCCCTCGCGTACCCCTCCTCGCTCGGGTGGTCCACGCCGAACTTCCGGCACGTGTTCTGCTGGCACATCTGGTACCACTCTCCGGCGCCATCGACGATGATCCTCTGATACGGGAACGACTCGCCGGACAGGACCATGCCCTCGAGCTCGACGAGGTGGCCCTTGAATTGCTTCCAGCTCTTCACCAGGGTCTCGCGGATCTCGTAGGCGAGCTGCGGCTTGTCGAACTGTAGAACCAGCTCCTCGCAGCCCTCGATGGACCACGCGGTCTTGCCGATCTTCTTCTCACCGGTGATGAGGTACGCGTAGTTCCACGGATTGGTCACCGGTGAGCTCCGCTCCCTGGGAAGGGTTCTCAAGGCCGGTTCCGACCGCTCCCCACCGCCCTCCGCTCCTCCGTCCTTGTCAGCCCTCGACTTCAACTTGACAGCCATGCCTAAATCCTTTCTCCTGTTCAATTCCAGGTACTCGTGCGCCGCGTACTGGGGGTCGTTGAGAACCGCCCTTAGATCGAACGCGCTGTCTCTTTCCGACTCTAGCTCGATCTCCCCTACCCAGTCGTGCAACGCCCCATTGAGTCCTGCGCGGGTGACGTCGTCGATTGCTCCCCAGAGGACGTGCTTTCTGAGACTGGACCAGGCCCTCCCGACGCCATCTCTCTGAGTCCCTTCAGCAGGGCCTCCTTGCGCTGTTTCACCTCGTCGACTGTCGCCGCGCAATTCTTGCAAGCCGGCACGAACGGTGCGAACACCGACTTGCACACGGGGCACTGCCATCCCTGCCTTACCGATGATCCGGGTATTCTGCACATGATCATCTCCTTCCGTTCTTAGTGAGACCATGTGTTGTCGGCCCCCACAGCTTGACAACGTCGCCCTTCAGGTCTCCGTCCCTCATCACGTACGAGATCCTGAATTGCTGGAGGGCGTACGCCTCGTCGTGCCCGGCCTTCCTGAACTGCTCGAGAGCTGCTTGCCAGACCGACTGGTTCGACCTCCTGGAGGAGAGTGCATCACGGGCTCCCTTCTCGCCGACCCCACGGCACCCCTTGTAGCCGTCGGCCGAGTCACCGGCCAAAGCCAAGACGGCATGCTCGATCTCGGCGCGCTCTGCGTCTACGCTGACTATCTTCGGATTTGGATCCGACGGGTTGTAGTGGCGCCCTGGGACCGTGAGCATGTCCTTGTCGTTGCTGACGATCACGCCGCGGTCCTCAAACTCTCCCGTCATCAGGATGCCGAGGACGTCGTCGGCCTCGAGCCGCGGCTTGCGCTCTAGCCGGTACACGAGCCCGAGGGCCTCTATCACGTCGCCGTATCCGAGGGGCTTCTTCTTGCCGGCCCTGTTTGCCTTGTACGTCTCACAGATCCGCTTGCGCCAGTTCTCCACTGAGCCGGCGGCAAGGACGATGTCGGTCGCCCCGATCTCCCTGGAGGCTTGCTCTACGCGCTCGACGGCCCTATTCAGAGCGGCGCGCTTGTCGAGGGTCCACGTGTACTCGTCGCCAACGCGCTCCTCGACGGTGCAATCGGCGCAAGCTTGATACACGATGATCTCGGCGTCAACGAGGGCGACTGTTTCGCGCTTGTTTTGCTTTCTTGGTCTAAACTCAACGCGCTTGGGCCCCTTTAGATCCTTCCGCTCCTTCTCAGCGGGTGACATGCTGGATCTCTTGGCTCTAGTCAGTCTTGCCATGGCGCCACCTCCCATTCTTGAATTCGCACGGTCACTTGATGGTTGCGCTCTAAAGCCGCGACGTACTCAGTCGGCCGCGGAGCTACCCGGAAAGTGTCGCAGCCAAACTCTTGCAACACATCGCTTCTTTGGCATCTTTCGACAATGATCCACGCAACTCCACTGTGCTTGATCTTCTGCCCGATGTCGTACTTCATCTGCGATTCCTCCCAAACTTCTTAGAGTCGTCGAGGCGGTGTCCGAGCGCCCACAGCCCGATGCCCACGGCGTCCCACGCGTGTGACTCGATGGGGTTTCCGCGGCCGTCCTCGGCCCCGATCGCCGCCGCAATCCGCCTCGCGACGAGCTCCTTCTTCATGTTGCCCTTCCACTCGCTCACGCGGGCGAACTTGGTCTTGATGTTGAAGCAGTCGGCCGTCCTCTTGTGCATGCCGCACATGAAGTACAACATACCCAGCGACTCCTGGGCGGCGGCGGCGTGGCCGACGGCCGACCCGGGCCTGAACTCGGGCATCTCCATGACTTGCAGGTCAATTCCAGAAGCGGCAATGACACTGACCGAGAACTTCTGCATCATCGCGCTCGCCCTCTCCTCCCAAGGAAGCTTGAGTTCCGCTGCATTCATCTCGATCACACCGACGGCGTGCGGAGCGACCATCTCTCCGCCGACGGCGGCGTCGTGCCAGACGGCCCAGCCAAGAGCGTTGAGTCCGGTATCTACAGCGACCAAGTTCACGATATGCTTACGCACTTCTCATCCTCCTGGCAGCGGCGAGCATCCGCGAGTTGAACACGGCCGCATTGATTCGCTTGTCGGTGAGGGCCTCGACGACGTCCTCGTCGATGGTCCCCTCGGCGATCAGGTCGACGATCAGAGCCGGTCTCGGCTTCTTCGGGTGCACGATGCGGTCCTCGAGCTGGGCCCTGACCTCGTAGTCGAAGTAGTTGCTCACGACGATCGCGACCTCGGCCTCGCTCAGGTCGACGCCCATTTTGAGGCACTGCGGCTGGGCGATCAGGACCCGGGTGCGGCCCTCCTTGAACTTTGATATGACGACCTCGCGGTCCGCCGGCTTGACGCCGCCGTTCACGACGGCGCACGTGACTCCGGCACCGCGGAGCGCCCTGCGAACCGCCTCGAGCTCGGCCGTGAACCTCGCCCACACAACGACCTGCTGGCGCCTGAACTCTCCCTGGGCAAGCTCCACCACCTCGGACGTCTTCGCGTCGTGCTCGAATCCCTCAAACGTGCCGCCGGCGAGCTGGTGCTCCCACCCCATCGCCGTCAGCGAGTTCATGGTCAGCCGGTCTCCGACGGAGAACTCTCTGCGGGCCCTGCGCATCTCGATCATGACGCGCTTGGGCAGCTTCACCCACCGCTTCTGCCGCAGCTTGCGGTCCGCCATGCCGGCGTCGCGGCGGCGGAGAAAGAATGACCTGGAGTCCACCTCGCGCTTCAGTTCGACCAACGACGGGCCCTTGACCGACCATGTGAACCGTCCGGGCTGCATGTTCCGCGAGCGCCACGACCAGAAGTCACGGCACCGCATGAACTCGCCGCCCCCCAGGAACAGCATCTGCGTGACGTAGTCCTCCGGTCCCTCAGGGTTCGGCAGGCCGGACAGGATCGCGCGGTACCGTGCCGACGAGAGCCAGTCGAGCGCCGCCCTGGTGACCTTAGCCTTCGGATTGCGGATGAACGGGGACTCGTCAAGGATGACGAGGTCCCAAGGGAGCTTGACCCACTCGCTCGGTCGCGCTACGCGGCCGGACATGGCGAGGAGTCCCTCCTTGTTGATCAAGTACCACTTGTGATCACGGCCGGCGCTGACGACAGCGGCCTCGCGCTCCTCCTGGGAGCCGGTGATCTCGCATGCCTCGATGCCCTCAAGGGCGAGTTCGCGCCTCCAAGAAGGGATGACACTGAGGGGGGAGACGATCAGGGCCTTGTCGACGTCAGGGCGGGTCTCAGCCCAGCGGACGGCGCACAGCGACTTGCCGAGCCGCATCTCCATGAAGGCCGCGACCGCCGATCGGGTTTTAGCCCATCGGAGGAACCGCGCTTGGTGCGGCATGAGTTGGCGGCGCATCCCGCGCATCGCTGGCTCCGTCGATTCGGTGACTCCGGGTCGGTTTCTGACTGATCGGTCGGGAATAGTCCCGCCGGACCGGCCAGAAGACCTCTGTAGCCATCCGAGATTAGACCTCAACGGGCCGCGGACTTCGATCCGCCGCACCTCGAGGGTTGAATAGTGCCGACCCGACGAATCGGGTCGAGCACCGGATACTTAGCCTCGCCCCTACGGTGAAGGGGGAGACCGAGCGTGAGGACTATACCCCGTCCAAGGGGATCAGTTTATTTGGACTTGCGACGGGTCTTGACCTTCGTCGAGATCTTCAACTTCGGCGACTTGAGGCGCTTGGAGTTCTTTTCCTTGTTGCGCTTCACGATCTTGTCGATACGGTTGGACTCGTCAGCCTCGTCCTTGAGCGAGACCTTCTTGCCCTTCTCGATCACGTTGCCGTCGCCGTCGTAGCGATGGCTGATGGGAAGTTTGCGAGATTCCGCGCTGCCGAGCTTCTGAAACGAGTACGAGCCTTCGTTGTAGAACGTGCGGTACATGGCTGGGCGCGGGTTTCTGGCATCTGGGAAGTGCTTCTTGAACTCCACGACGAGCTGCTCGTCGGTCTGCTTGTCCTTCTCGTTCTTGACGAAGATGTCATTCCACACTTCCACGACTGACTTCGACTTAGCTGACTTCGACTTCACCTTATCCTCCTTCATGGTTCCGCCGGCCCTCGAGGACGACGCGACCGGACTTAGTTGTGCAGAGGCGCGGGCGGTCGACTCCGGCACCTTGCAACCGTGCTTCGAGCAGAAGTGCTCGATGTTGAAGGCACCCGTCATGCACATGACGGACGCCTGATGTTCTGATCCCTGCTCCGCGGCAGGCCGCCTCAGCAGCACGACCCCAGAGTCCTCTACGAAGAACTCGAACGACGCCGGAGTCGGCGATTCAGTCCTCACCATTTCACCGGAGATCCTATCGCAGTAGCAGACGTGATCCGGGTGCCTGACTATCTGAATCTTCGGGGACTTGACAGCTTCCTTGCTCATCCTTCGTTCTCCCTGAACTTGACCATGATTTCCCTGACGGTCTCGACCGCCGACTTCTCGGTGAACACGTCCCCCTCCACCATGACGTCCACGTGCCTCTTGGCGAAGTCCGGCACGGAAGCCGGGTAGCCGAGGGTCGGCCGGCACGGCGACGTCATAGACCTGATCATCGCGCTGAACATCGCCAGCCGCAGGAACCCGAGGTCGCACGTGGCCGTGCTGACCGCGGCGATGTCGAGCGGTGCGTCCGGTTGCTTGACTCTGAACGACATGGCGAACCGCCTGGTAAGCGGACCGGGATTGAGCGCGGCCATGTACGCCGTCACTCCGACCGAGTGGCCCTCAGTGGTCAGCATGTCGGCGACCGCGCATATCGCCGCCCCGCGGTAGATCATGTGTTGCTGCTCGAGGCCCGCGTGCACCGTCATGTTGACGCCGAGCTCCGCGACGTGCTTGCGTCGCATGACCCTGACGATCCGGCTCCAGCCGTCCGGTCGCATCTCGGCGACGGCCTGAGGGTCCAGCTCCTCCCCCTCCTCCTGCCGGTCGCGGCGCTTGCGGCGCCGCTTGAGCGGGGGCGCGAGCTGCTCCTCGAGGCGGTCCCGCATCTCCTGGACGGCAGCGATGATCTCGGTCCGCGGTCGGACCAGCGACGCCCTGAGATTGTCGAACGTCGCGCCCTGCATCCAGTTCCTGCCACCGCGAGCCCTGCCGTCAGCCATGCCGACGTTGGTGGGGTGGAACCCACCCCCGACGGCGTCGGCCGCGTCAAACATCTCGCCGATCGACTCGTACTCCACGAACAGGTCTGCGCTGTCACCATTCACAGATTCAGTGGGTCTCGGTCCCGTCTTCATCGTCTTCATGGGGGCACTCCTTTCACCTCAGGACGGCACCTTGCGCTTCTCGTCGTCACTCCACCCCGAGAAGTACGTCTTCTTCACGTCCGCGAGACTCAAGCCGACCCCCATGAGCCTCGCCGCATCGGCGAGATTGCGAGTTGACATGACGCGGCGGATCTTCGCGGTCGCGATTGCCTCGCGCATCTTCCAACCCCACTCCAGGAGCTCCCTCCCGCGGTACGCTGTCGGCGACTCGCCGGCGTCGTCGGACGAAAGTATCGCGCCGACGATCGCCCTCTCGATGTCGCGGTCGTAGTCCATCTCGACCGTCCCCATGCGGAAGCGGTCCATGGTCGCGGCGTCGAGTTGGTTGCGGCCGACGTACTGGCGGTCCGCTCCGTTGCCGTAGGTGTTTGCGGCCGCGATGATCACGGACTTCTTGTGCCGCTTGATCGGTTCCGACTGGGCGAACGGGAGGCTGAGCTGGCCGTTCGCGATCGCCGCGTTGATCGCGACGAGGAGGTTCGGGTCGGCAGCGTCGATCTCGTCCAGGAGGTGCACGCCGCCCTCCTGGTAGGACTTCACGAACGGAGAGGGCTGGTACTTCCAGACCCCCTTGGAGTCGGGCAGCATGCGGCCGAGGAGGCTCGACTCGCTGACGCCCTCGCTCATCGAGTTGAAGGTGAAGTCGAGACCCATGGCGTCGGCCACCTGGGAGGCGAGGTGCGTCTTTCCGCAGCCCGCCGGCCCGACGAGGAACAGGGGCACACCGGCCTCGACCCGCTTGAGGGCGTCGACGAACTGGACGTGCTTGCCCCTCGAGTCGACCTTCTTGATCTCGGTCTTCGAGAAGCTCACGTGGACGATCGGCTGCTCCTTCAGCTGAGTAGAGACTTGATGCAGAACGGCCGCCGCGGCGTTCGCCGACTCCTCTCGGGCGATCTGCCGCACTCTGGACTCTGATATTCCGTTTTGAGAGCGCTGGTTCTTTGACTCATACCGCTGTGACGGAACCTTGGGCTTGGGCGCGCCGGCGAACGAGTGCGTGGACTCGTTGTAGCAAGTGCGGTACATGCGAATTCTTGAAACTGACCGGCTCTCCGGTGTGCTGTCGGGGAACTCCGACATCATGAAGTCGGAGATCTCCTCGTCGGACCAAGGATCACCGGCGATCCTGCCGGACGCGCGGTCCTCGTTATCCCTGAACACCTTGGCGAAACACTCGGTCACGCCGAGCCCGGTCGTGACGCCGGACTTCTTCTTGCCGAACTTGTCGCCCTTCACCTCACTCACCTCCGCTTCCACGAGGTCGAAACCCTGCTCCCTGGCGACCGAGTCGCTGTAGAGGCTCCACTCCTGGTTGCTGTTGACCGAGACCCAGCCGGCGCCGGCGGCGACGTGCTTGCCGCTGACGCAGCACGGTCCCGAGAATCTGTTCTTGTATGCTTTCTTTGCGTTCATGACTTCACTCCAGCACAACCGGTTTCGACTTCACACGCGGATGGGTTCTCCCGACTTTTGAGCCTGGTCGTACGCCGCGTCGACAACGGCCATGCCGTTCGCGTTCGCGTAGTGGGCGAGGATGGCCCGTGTGCACGTGCGGGCGGTCACGCTTCCGCCGCGTCCGCGACCGGGCTTGGCCAGGATGATGAACATGCTGCGGCCGCTGTGCCAGTCGGTCGGAATGACCCAGGCCGTCCATATGCAGGGCTTGCGGCGATACCACCCCGCGACCGCCACAGGCTTCGACACTTTGCGATTGTTGTCGACGTACGAGGCAACTTGATTGCGCTGAGTTTCGTTGAGAGCTGTAAAAACAGTCTTGAGATCAAACATCGCTCGGTCTCCTGGGGGGCGCCGCGGCCGGTATCCGACGGCCTCGGCGGTCCCTGATGGTATACCTTATTCTTCGGA